ATGCCCATGGTCGGAACGATCTCCTCCTACGAGACCAACGACGGACCCCGTTGGCGCTTCCGAGGGCCTATGCGCGAGGACCCAATCACAGGCCGCAAGGGTCGTCACACCGTGAATGGACTTCTCTCATACGAGGAGGCTTACCAAGCCGAGATCCAATACAACGCAAAAATTGGGCTGCTAACGGTAGACACAGCAGCTACTTTGGAAGAGGTCATCCAGCTTCGTATGGCTGAGACCTCAATCGCACACAATACCGTCGCCTCCTACATGGCCAAGATTCGCAGGCTTCCCGAGTGGTTGATGAAGAAGCCTCTAGCCGAGATCGACAAAGGCCACATCGAAACCATGCTCAAAGACATAATGGAGCGTCGTATCAAGCACGGCGCCGAACCCTACAAACTTTCCTATATGAACAACCTCCTCAGCCTGGTCTCAGGAACGTTCGAGTACGCAATGCAGAAGCGCGTACCGGTAGGCAACCCTTGCACTCAGGTTTCCCCCAAGAAGGTTCTCGCCCAGTACTTCAAAACCGAAGGAGAAGACTGGAAGTCTCAACGCCGCGAGAGGGGCCCTGCTTCCGCGAATTCGTGGGAACAACGATCCATTGACAAGGCCGTGGGACAAGGCCCAGTCATGTCCAAAGACAACCTCCTGCGGGTGCAAGAGGACTTCTCGTACCCGTATCAAGGCTATCTATTGACAACCTTCCTCCAGGCCACCAGGCGGGGGGAATCACTCGGGCTGACGTGGGACCGTACCGACTTGGAAGACGGCTACGACGTCGCTCTGATTCAGGACACAATCACTGTCAGCTCGGGCAAGATCCACATCACGCCGGTACCTAAAAACGGCCAAGCTCGGGAAACTCTGCTCGATCCCCTAACGGTGGAAGTTCTAGAAATTCAGAGAGACCTACAGAACAAGATCAAAGAAGAGTACCCAAACTGGAAGGATGGTTGGGTCTTCACAGCTCTCTACCACCCGAACGCCAAGGGCTGGTACCCGGGCAAGTACATCCGCCCAGATTCACTCCTCAGCACCTTCCAGGAGTGGGCCAGGCGCAGACGCGTCGCCAACGACGGTATTCGGGTACTCCGACGCACATGGGCGAACATCGCGGCTAACGTACTCGGCATCCCCCCTTACGTGATCATGCGTGTCCTGGGGCACACGGGCGAGACGGTTACCACCGAGCACTACACGACCGCGACGGACGAACAGGTTCGGGACGCAATCGCAGCCGTGCGGGATCATGTGTTCGGCCCCCTGTAGACGCACTCGGCCCTCAGGGGGTACTCTGCCAGCGGCGGGGTGCCCCCTCGCTGTTTTTGGTTGCCCAACTTCGATTTTGAGAGACGATCTTGAAAATCACGGTCACCTCAACGAAGCCCACCAACACCCCAGGTGTGATCGTTCACCAGCTCTCCAACGGCATGTTCGTCAGGGAAGATCCCCGCAAGGGCAGCTACCACTTCAAGCTCTACACACCTGGACAGGCCAAGGAGCATGATCCGAAGCTGCTCGGCAGCGCCAGCACGAAGCGGAAGATTCTCAAGATGGCCGAGAGGCTCTCAAGCGGCCCCTGAGGGCCTGTGAAGTCTAACCCGAGCCCAGGACATACCGAAGGCCCCCGAGAGTCTCTCGGGGGCCTTCGGCTTCTTCCCGGTTTCCTACCACCAAACAGACGAAACGGACGAACTCACCTACCGGACGGCCGTCGCTACTACGGCCACTCCTGTCCGGCACGGAAGACTCTAGCAGACGAGTGACGTAGATCACACAGCCTGTCAGGTCCGGACTCCTTGAGAGGGATGCCCTCTTATATTAATGAGGGTAGGGGAATACCCCTACCCAATACGTTAAGTGCTTACATTACTACTTCTAGTAACAGATAAGCTACTAGAATAAAGTAATGACTATTAGGGGTTGCCAACTCAGAGGCAACCCCATATTACAGTGGGTAAGTAGTTATAGGGGTTATTTGTCTCTACCGGACTACTGTTAGCGACCGTGGGCGGGCATCGGTCGCATTCTCCTAACGCCCCCGGACCATCAACAGTCCGGGGGCTTAGCGCTTCTAGTAAAGCCTCACTTCATTGGTGTTTCGATCAACCTCACCGACCACTTCAGCTTCCACCGAGGTCCTCTCAATCTTCTCCATAAGCCTGCGGACCATCTCCGCTGTTTCCGGTTCAGTTGGAAAACTCCGGACGATGAGCTTTCCGGCTTCCACAGTCATCACCGTGACTTGTCCATGAATTTCTGCCATACGGTAAGACTAACACGCCAGGAGGACAGATGCCGAAGGCGCACAAGATCTGTTCTCAGTCACGGTGTCTGGAAGTTGCCTCGGACGGCCGAGGCAAGTGCAAAGCCCACGGCCGGAAGCCGTGGGCTAACACATCAGCTAGGAACTTGAATCGTCCGAAGGACTGGAACTCCCGCAAGCGATTCGTACGCCAGCGGGACAAGGTTTGTCAGATGTGCGGAGAGACAGAACATCTCGACGTTGACCACAAGATCCCGGTAGCCGCCGGGGGCGGCTGGGACTACGGCAACCTGTGGTTGCTCTGTGACGCTTGTCACCGCCAAAAGACGTTCAGGCATGTGGCACGGCATCGTCAGGGATAGCGTTCCTTATCTGCCTCCGCTGCACCTCTCTTGGGATCTTCCTTATGAAGTCCTCAAAAGTCTGCCCCTCGGGCAGATCAGCCATTGCTTGCACAGGTCGGGAACACACCCAACAACGCCAATCGAAATTGTGGTAGTCCCTCGTCCCATCGTCTTCCAGGCGATCACCCTCTTCCGACATGTCCAGGGTCACGCAGTGGATGTGGCCACAGGGCTCGGCAAGGAAGACTTGAAAGTACTCAGCCATAGTTGTGATCCTCCCACCCCTGAACCACCTCGGAGGTCTTCAAGCCTGGTTCTGTCGAGTAATCGGCCGCTCGACGTGACTCCTCAAGCTCGTCAAGCTTGTGGGGGTTTAGCTTGACCGCCTCGGACATAATTCGATGGTAGCGCGGCTCACCTTCAAGCCGCGCGAGTCGTTCCAGGTTCCGCCTTTCCAGGCTGGCCCGGCTCCGCCGTATGGCTTCTTCCTTATCCATGCCGTCGACAATACCACAAGATCAATGACCATTAATAAGGCACACACACCAGTAGCTTAATGGCAAAGCGTCCGCTTTGGGAGCGTCCATCACCTGATGAACCAACACACGGATTTCGCCGCGATGATGCTGACAGGCGACTCCATGTGTTGACCATATCACCCTGGCCGAAGTGAGTACTTCAGGTGCCCGACTTGTAGACGCGGCTCTCTACGATACTTTGAAGCTTTTTGATCTGATCGCGGTCGTAGCCTTCTTCCAGCATGGCTTGCCACACAATGCGGAGTGCTGCTCCGGCGATGGCTTGCTGCGCGATTTCCACCGCAGCGGAGAGGCGATTCTGCTCGTACTCACGCCTCATCTTGGCGTTCTTCTCGTCCATGAGGCGAAGCTAGCACATAGGCATCCGATAGAGAAGAAGCATCGCGGTTTCTCCCCCATGGCCCTTAGCTCAATTGCGAAGAGCGTTGCGGTTATACACGTCGCGGTATCCGGGTTCGAGTCCCGGAGGGCCAACAAAAGAGCCCCACAGGCGATCAACCCTGTGGGGCTCTACTCCGACGCCAAGCCGGGTCCGGCATGGCGTTACAGCGCTCTGAGTTGTCGTCTGCTCTTGCGCAAAGCTACCTAGAGTCCCTCAGAGGGAGCGCTAGAAACTCCAGCAGGCTTGGAGCCCTGCTCTAGCTCCAGCCGATGGATCTCCGTCTTCAGGTTCTCGATCTTTATCTCATTGACACACCGTGTGTACCTGACCTCTGCAAGCTCATGGAGCTTGCTCCTAAGCGTCTTCAGCAGATTCCGAGTCATCTCGTCCACAACTCAACTCTAACAGAGAGGGGTGGCCATGGCAGGCCGAGGACCGACACCTAAACCAAACGCAATGCGACGCAACAAGCAGCCCAAGGCCGAGCTGACCTCTGATGCTGAGATCAAGGCGCCCAAGCTCTACAAGAGAGCTAGCTACTGCGCAGCGACACAACGATGGTGGGACACGTGGGCCAGCTCGCCGCAGGCCGAGGTGTTCATGGCGACCGATTGGGAGCGTCTCCAGCAGCTCGCCGTGATTGTCGAGCAGTACTGGCAGACGGGCGACAAGAACCTCATGGCTGAGATCCGCCTCAACGAGGAGAGGCTAGGAGCCACCGTGCGGGATCGCCAGAGCCTCCGCATGTCCTACAAGGAGTCAGACACGAAGAAGGCCGAGAGGCCGTCTGACAGCCCCTCAGCCCTCCCCGAGAACGTCACTCGCCTGCGTGATGCCTTCGGGACCTAATTGAGCTTAGTTAGCTTGGCCGTAACCACTGCCCACAGCGCAAGCGTGGTCGATGACGCTGGCAGCAGGATGACAAGGCTTCCTCGCAGAAAGCCTACGATGCTGACGGCGATCAGCGCCACGACCAGGGCGAGAATAGGTAGGTAGAACTTTAGGATCATCAGGGCTCCTGTGATCGACGTTTGAACTAAAGCCTACACCCCCTCTCGCATGCCTGACAGCCCTCCCCGAGAACGTCACCCGGCTGCGGGATGCATTCGAGGCGTGAAGAAGTACATCAGTTTCCGCTTGAGTTCAGTCGGCATTCTCTCGAACGGCGGCCACTTGGCCAGGAGATCTGCGGTGATCTTCCAGGACATCGGCTTGATTGTCTCGCTCCGGATGTACTGCATCCGATGAGCCCTGATGCGGTTGAAGAACGGCGTGTCCTCCTTCAGGCCCTCATGGAACCAGAAGAAGTCAAGGACTCCTTCAACGGTCGTGAGGTCCCATTCGTACACGAGATCGTTGTCAAGCACCTGGTTGGTCCGGGCGCCTCTTGTCAGTGGCTCCTCGTACTTGTGCAGTGGCCTTGCTACGAAATACCCGAGGTCTGGCACGGCCTCACTTCCTTTCCTAGCTACTTGTCTTCGCGACGCTTTCGGTATCCCCTCTTAGTGGCCGTGTGTTACCCGAAGAAGGATGCTACGCGCGTCCGCATCCTTGCAGGAGAATTGCTTTTCGAAGGACTTCATGCAAGTAGCGCTGGCCGCGAAGACGAACTTCATTCTCCGCCCTCCCGCTTCGACCGATATAGCGCTCTCGTAGACCTCCCGTACGGTGCCGATGAATTGGCCTTTGATGCCGAAGTGTTCCCCCGTGATTGGGTGTTTCGTCATCTGGATCAGTCGAACGGCGATCTCGTCTTCGACTGCGATCTCACTTGGCGTCACAGGGTCCCAGTGAGATCCGTTGCATGAGGTGTGATTGAGGTCTGACTCCACTTTTCCCCGTTCCGTTTGTCCGTGCTTCGGTTCGTAGCTTTTTACTCTCAGTTCACTGCGATTCCTTTCCCACTTGCGCGGCATGATTGAAATCGTAGCAGCGCGACTAGGGACGCGTCCTCCTAAACGCTAGCTTGCTCTGCGGGATCTGGCGGGAGTCCGGTGGCATCTCGATACTCTCTTCGTAGATCCACCCTTCATCCTCTGCCCCTTTGATCGTTGCGTAAGCCTCTCCGGTTGGCACGATGAAGGACCAGTCCCATGATTCCCTGCCTCGCGCAGCGCGGGCATTGTGTCGGGCCTCTGATCGAACCTGCTCGTCAGATCGTCTTTTCACCATGTTCCCCTCTCCTGGATACAGGACGCGTTCGGCTCATGACGAGCCGAACGCACTTGTCTTTCTCGCCTATGGAAACGACGTCGCCGTGCAAAAGTCTTTCGGCTATGGAAATCAGACTATCTTGTACGTTGACCCCTTCATGGCAGCACAATGCCACAAGTAGCCGTGTCCAGGACTCAAAGTCTTGAAGACTTCCCGCGCTGCCCTCCCTATCAACCCAAGATTCACCGTGATCAGACGATTCTTGTAGAACTGAGTGCCCCACGTTATTGAGCCATGCAAAGTCGCCAATAAGCCGCCGTACGATCTGAGTCGGGTCTACTGGCCTGGGTTCCTCCTTCTCGGGAGAAGAGACTCTGATCTTCTGGTCCCCAAAGGCTCGTTTGGCCCGCACCTTGATCCACAGGTCCATGAGTTCGCCCATGGCGCGACGTTAACACAGAGAGGATCCGGACGACATGCAAACCGGCAACATCCCCTCTCACATGCCCGAGTACACGCTTGCGTGGGACATCATCCAATGGGCTGAAGAGAACATCGTCCAGCCCGATGGGGAGAGCGCGGGCGACCCCTGGCGCTTCACTGATGAACAGTTGCGGTTCCTGGCCTGGTTCTACGCGGTAGACGAGAACGGAAAGTGGGTTTATCGCTCGGCGTCTCTACGCCGGGCGAAGTTATGGGTTGGGGGAAGTCGCCGCTTCTAGCGGCTCTCTGCATTATCGAATTCTGCGGGCCGGCCCGCTTCTCCCACTTTAACCCGGAAACGGGACAGCCGGTAGGGAAAAGAGAACCTAACCCCGTCGTTCAAATTGCAGCGACCAGCTATGACCAGACGGCGAACACAAATGACATGATTCGCGCGATGCTAGCTGCGTCGCCCCTTGTTCAGACAATCGGTATTGACGTAGGGAAGATGCTAATTCAGTTCAAGAATGGGCGACCCGGCCGTATTGAGCCCGTTACGGCGAACTCGACCACCCTGGAAGGTGGACGCCCAACCTTTGTCTTCCCCCCGGCATTCTTTGTCGGGGGGAAGATGATTGTTACTTCGCCGTACTAGACGAAACTCACCTGTGGGTCGAGACGAACTCGGGTCACAAGGTTTTCAGCGTTATCAAGCGCAACCTAGGTAAGAACACTGGTGGCCGTGCTCGCTTTGTCGAGACGACAAACGCCTATGATCCCAATGCTGATTCCGTCGCGCAGCGCACACACGAGGCCGTAAAGGAATTCCAGAAGGCCCAGGTCACGACAGACATTCTTTATGACTGTGTTGAGGCTACAGATAGCGCTGATGGCTATGACCTCAAGGACCCCAGGAATGAAAAGCTTCTGCGGGGTTGGCTGAAGGAAGCGTACGCCGATGCCTTCTGGATTGACGTTGACCGGCTTGTGTCCGAAATCTACGACCCCCGCACGCCGGTAGGCGAATCCTGGCGATTCTACCTTAATCGCATTCAGGAAAACGCGGACTCGTGGATGCCGAAGGCAGTGTGGGCAGCCTGCTTTGACGACCTGGACTCCATTCAACCTAGAGATCAGATCGCCATCGGCTTCGACGGCTCCCTCTACGACGACGCTACTGCATTGGTCGGCTGTCGCCTGAAGGACCAAAAGCTATTCGTTCTGGGATTGTGGGAACATGATGGATCAGACGATTGGGAAGTAGACACACTGGAAGTGGACGCAGTCCTCTTCAAGGCATTTAAGGAGTATCGGGTCTGCTGGGTCTACGCAGACCCCTATTTACCTTTGGCAAGATGTCATTGATAGGTGGGCTGCCGAGTTCGGTAACAAGATTGTCTATAAATTTCCAACCAACCGCGAGAGGGCGATGAGCGAAGCCATTGAGCGCTTCCACACGGGGGCTTTGACGGGCCATTTGAAGCATGACGGGGACCTCCGCCTTCAGACCCACGTTCTGAATGCGGTACGCAGGGAGTCCCGGAACGGCTACATCCTGAGCAAGGAAAAGCCGAAGTCCAAGAAGAAGATCGACGCTGCCATTGCAGCGATCCTGGCCTACGAGGCCGCTGGCGATGCATTGGCAGATGGCAGATACCGCGCCCGCGCGGGTTCCCGTGCAGTCGGAATGTGAGAGGAGGTGATTGGTTGGCTGAGGTATTCAGGGACCCGCAGTTTGCAGGCCCCCTCGTTCCGAGTAACGTTGAAGAGTGGATCAGCCATCTTCAGGGCCGCCTGATGATGCAACGTCAGCAGGTAACCGAGTATTTCGCCCACTATGACGGAGAGATCTCGGCTCTCGCGTTCGCTCAGGCGAAATACACGGAGGAGTTCGGAGATCTCTTCGGAAACTGGCGTGTGAACATCTCCGAGATTGTTGCGGACCTCCTAGCAGAGCGGCTCAATATTCAGGGCTTCCGAATGAGTGAGGAGCCGGAGGCCGATGAGGAGGCCAGCGAGATATGGCAGCGATCCGGCATGGATCGTGAGGCGCCACTGGCAACCGTGGAGATGCTTGTGGGCGGACAGACCTTTCTCAAGGTCTGGGGTGACTCTGAGGACAAGGCGATCATCACTCCTGAGAGCGCTCTAGAATGCGCCGTTCAGTACTACCCAGGAAGCCGCACAAAGGTGGGTGCCGCCCTCAAATGGTACTTTGATGAATTCGGCGCTGAGTGGACTGAACTCTACCTGCCTGATCGTATCTACAAGAATGTCCGGCCTGCTCCTGGCAAGCAGTGGGAGACCACGAAGGACATCCCTAACCCCCTCAAGCAGGTACCGATAGTACCTTTGAGGAACCGCGCACGTCTTTCAGCCAAGCCCCGTTCAGAACTGGCGAGCATTGTCCCCCTGGAGAAGGCCATCGGAAAGTTGGCCGCAGATATGCTCGTCAATTCTGAGTTCAATGCTTACCCGCAAAGGATAATCGCAGGTCTTGAACTTCTGGAGAACCCAGATGGGACCCTGGCAGCCCCAATCAAGAGTGCGATTGATCGACTTCTGGTTTTCGAGGAAGCCGAAGTCAAGTGGGGTCAGTTTGAGGCGTCCGACCTCAAGGGTTATGTAGAAGCCATCAACCTGATGTTCCAGATTGCGGCTACGGTCGCGAGGCTCCCAGCGCATTACATGCTGGTGGGTGGAACCACGCAGGCACCCTCGGGTGAGGCTCTCCAGTCCAGTGAGACAGCTCTAGTTTCCAAGGCCCAGAGGATTCAGAGGACTTCAGGCGAGGACTGGGAGGACGTCATGAGGCTCGCATTCGCCGTTCAGGGCGATAGTGCGCGAGCCCAGTACTGGAACGCCGAAATCATCTGGGAAGACGCTGAGCATCGTTCTGAGGCTGTTGCAACGGATGCAGCGGTTAAGAAGGTCCAGGCGGGAATCATTCCAGCCGCTCAGGCCGCCGAGGATCTCGGGTACACGCCAACTCAGATCCAGCGCTTTGACGACATGATCGCAGAGGACCAGCAGCGCGCCATTGAGCATCAGAGGGCCATGGCGGAGATCACCGGCGGAATAGGAGGAGCCGCCCCCGCCGGGAACGGCTCCAAGGCGAACGAGGCTTCTAAGCCTTCTGCCTCCAATCGCGGGAACACCGCTAGGAAGATTGCCGACCGTTAGCCCTGTCTCGCGCCTTCTCCGCCTCCTCGTAGGTGTCGTGTGAGGTGTAGGCAACGCGCTTGGTTCCGCCGTTGATGAACGCCATCCAGTCCGCGTTATCGACCACGCGGTATTTGTCGCTCGGGTTTGTACTGCTGTTGGGCTGCAAAATCACAAAGGCCATAGCTCGACTATAGCACACCAAAGGCGCCGATGAGGGCGCCTTTTCTATGTCCGGAAAGGACGCAATCCATGGCTGAAGAGAACGAGGGCGTAAAGCCCGAAGACCAGGACGTTGATTGGCAGGCACACGCCCGGACTTGGGAAGACCGAGCCAAGAAGAACCTCGCAGAGCTGAACGCTGCAAAGGCGGAGGCAGAGGCCCTGAAGGCTCAGACCCAGGAGTGGGAGACGAAGTACAGCTCCGCTCAGACTCTCGCCGACGAGGCGAAGGCCAAGGCGACCGCCGATCTACGTGACGAGTATCTGGCGAGGATCGCTCGCATTCGATTCGAGAATGCCTTCCAGACGAAGGGTCGTGAACTTCCCGACAACTTTGACGAGCTGGTGAACATTTCCAAGTTCGTCGATGCCGAGAAGGGTGACGTCAATCTCGACCTGGTGACTCAGTTCGTAGAGGCCGTGTCTCCGGGCGATTCGACTGCACCCAAGTTTGATCAGTCATTCAATTCGGGTCCCGTTGGCGGACAAGCGCCAGAGCCCGATTACTCCCCTGAGGCGATTGCCCAGAGGATTCTCGACCGCTCGCCATTCAACCAGTGATCTATATGGCGTGCCCGTGTAAGGAGTAACCAGCTTTGGCAATCTCTAATTTCCCGAATTCCCCGCTAGGTCCGACCACAAATATCAAGACTGGTCAAGCTAAATGGGTCACCAACGGCGCCCTTGGGCTGCTGATGCAGGATCTAGTACTGGCCAACATGGTGTGGAAGGACGCCTCGTTCAATTTCGATGGATCCATTGGTGAAGTGGTCAACATCAAGCGCCCTACGCGCTCGATGGGCTCCTTTGATCTGACCCCTTTCCAGCACAACGACTATCTTCGTACCGGTGCAAACATTTCCGACCCTAACCGGATCAGTCGTCCTGACGCGGTCGACCGAAGCGCGTGGGTTCCGGACCACATTGAGGAGACCTATATCCAGGTCAGGCTTGATGAGCACCGTGCTTCGGCGCACTACATTTCTGATGAGCAGATGACTTTCGACGTCGACTCGTTCGCTGCGGAGGTTCTGAATCCGCAGACTCGTGGTCTCGCTGAATATTTCGAGTGGCGTCTGGCCAAGGCCATCATGACCTTCTACGGCCCGAATGCGACCCCTGCCAATGAGCGTGTCCTTTCGGTCAAGGCCGAGATCGATCTGACGGCCACAACTGAGGCCGGAATGCGTACCAACGCGTTCAACCTGAGGACTGCGATCATCGACGCTCGCAAGGCCGCGAAGGCCGTGGGAATGCCGCAGAGTGGACAGTTCCTGCTTTGCACCCCAGAGGTTGAGGCCATCATCCTGAAAGATCCGGACTTTCAGCGCGTTGACTACACCGGAACTTCTCAGGCCCTTCGTGAGGCTGTCATCGGTAAACTTTACGGTCTCTGGATCGTGACTTCCAACGAGCTGGCCGCGCAGACCGCAACTGGTCTCGCCATGTTCCTCTGGCACCCAACCGCGCTTGCGATGGTGACCAAGGCTCCGAACATTCCTAAGGGAGTTTCTTTCGGCGCTGGCGCCAGCTCCAACGGTGTGGCGCTGCGGTGGCTGATCGACTATGACTACACCAAGATGCAGGATCGATCGATCTTGGATGTCTACGCGGGATTTAACGCCATTCCTGAGGACCCGCGTTACATCGCGGACATGAAGCTCCGTCTGCCTAAGCTCGCCCTTGGTGTGACAGTTCCGGCCGGTTTTGACGTGATGCGCTGCGTCCGAATCGATCTCGTGGACTCGACCCCCTGATGGCGGCGATGCCACCGGCTGAGTCCCCTGTTCAGGAATCTGAGGCTCCTTCTCTAATGGCCGCCAAGGCCGTGGCGGAGGAGCCTACCAAGGCTCCTGTAAAGCGTGCTGCCAAGAGGACAGCCGCTAAGAACCCTGCGACAGGGACTAGGCGTCGTCGCACCACTCCCCCAGCCACGAACGAATCGAGTTAGCCATGGCCTACGCGACCGTTGAGGACGTGGAGGCCCGATTGGGTCGCGACCTTGATCCAACGGTAGAAGTCCCGCGAGTTCAGGCCCTCATCACAGACGTCGCGGCACTCGTGGACTCGTACTGTCGCAGAGTTACACCTTTCCCTGATCCGATACCCGGCATTATTCGCGCGTTGGTGTGCGCGGAGGTGATTCGGCTGATGAACTCGAATCCCGGAATTTCCTCAGAGGACGTCGGAGATATCAAGGTCGAGTACACCGCCGCAACAGCGGGTTTGTCCCGCTCTACTCAGAACGCCTTGCGCGAGGCAGGCTACCGCCCGGGGTTTTCTTCAGTACAGGCGATCTCTACAACTTGGAGATTGCCATGATCTTCAACACGATCGTTGACATCTACCGAGCCACCATTGTTTCACCCCCACCGGAGATGGGCGGCGACCCCTACCCTGACTGGGATCACCCAACCCTCATTGCGTCCATTCCTGCATCGCTCCAGCCGCTCAGCACTGATGAGCGTCTCGTGTTTAAGGACATGGCCACAGTGACAATGTTCAAGATCTATTGCAGGAAAGTCGACATCGTAAGCACGGACCAGGTCAAGCTTAATCTCAACGGACATTTTTGGCAGGTCGTTGGCAGCCCGTTCTACTATGACTTTAGAGGCACTCATCAGCATCACGTGAAGTTCTATATTCAGCAGGTTGCCTATGAAGGACAATGACTTGCACATCGATGTTGAGGCCCTCAACTACCTCCTTCGTGGTCGCGATATTGTTACCTACATTAGGCGCAAGCTCGCCGAGATCGCGGACAACATTAGCGAGCAGGCCGTGCGCACAGGCGACAACGTTCCGCGCCACATCCACAAGTCCTCACTTCGTGCGGGTTATGGGTACGAGCATTATGAGGACGACATCGACACCCTTATCGCAGTCCGCGATAGGGTCGCGACGGGATTTGTGATCGTTAATCGCCACGCCATCCTTCTGGAGTTCGGTTGGACTGACATGGCCGGTACACATCATCCGCCACGAGCGTACATGCGTACCGCTCTCCGAATGGTGGCTGACGTCTGATGAGGTACAACCCGGTTCAATTGTTGGTCGATTACCTCAAGACGCAGCCCGAGTTCGCCGGCATCACCATTGCCAAGAACATGACCGGTCATGTCACAGGATCGAAGCGCATTGTCCTAAGCTATGGGGGCGGTAGCCGATTCGTCCGCGATAAGGCGGACCACTGGGACATTGCCAGCAGCGTCCATGCGCGTACCGATGACGAGGCTATTCCGATCGCCATGACCCTACGGGAGGTTCTTCTGGAACGAATTCCGTCTATCCGTCTTGGCGGCGGTAGGGTCACATTCGCAGACGTTCAAGAAACCAATGCGCCTTACGACTTCTCGGAATCTGTGGTTTCGGGGGAGGTTCGATTCCTCGGACTTTACACGGTCACAGCCTACATGTGATATCCGCTCATTCTGGCTCTGCGTGATGCAGGGCCTTTCTCATGCATGGGAGCCCTTTCTTGACTGCTAATAATTCTGACAAGGTCTTTTTTGCGCCCAAGGCGCAAATCTTCATGGCCTCCACCACGGAGGCAGCCAGCAAGCTTCCGGTAGATGTGACCACACCACTTGATGCTGTCTTCAAGGATCTCGGCTACATTTCGGAGGATGGCGTTTCCGTCACCCCCAAGCGGGAATTCGACCCCGTCAACGCTAGTCAGAGCGCTTCGCCAATTAAGTATGTTCTGAAGTCCGCTGCGCTGACACTGAAGTTCGTTCTTCTCCAGATGGATCCTGAAACCGTTGAAGTGTACTTCGGAACCGAGTGGGTAACCACGAGCGGCGTCAACAAGCTGAACATTGCATCCAATCCGGCACTCGCCGAAATCTGCCTCGTGGTCGAATACGGCGATTACGTCCAGACGGAGACCAGCCCCGGGCCACCTCCGGTTTACACCCTGACCGGAACGAAGAACAGGCTGGTCATTCCCCGAGGAATGGTCTCGGACGTGGACGAGTACAAGATTGCGAGGACGGACACGCTTGCTCTCGGCGTGACGTTCGACGCGATGGATAAGTCCGGCTCGCTCGGCTTCTTGCTGTCGAACGCCTCCGCCTAATACCGGTAATACACGTAATACACGTAGCTGAAAGAGGTTTCCCTATGACCAGCGCCAAGAACAATGCGGCACAGAACGAGGTTGACGAGTCTCCTGTAGAGGTCAAGTACAAGGGGATCACGTATGTGGTTCCGCCTGCGCTCGACCTCCCGGTTGAGCTTCTGGAAACCGAAGGTGAGCTTGATGTCATCAGGCTCATGATCGGGGACGAAAAGTATGCGGAGTTTCGAGCAACCCAGCCGACTCTTCGGGATCTAAAGAATCTAGGAGAGTTGCTTTCTGATGCTGCGGGTTTTGGTGAGCTGGGAAACTAAGGCTGACCACTTGGATCCTGGTTAACCACTCTGATGCCCTGGAATCGGACCTGCTTGAGCATTTTCACGGAATCGACCTGCTAGACCTCTACCGGGGGACATTGAGTCTCCGTCGCGTCTGGGTCTGCATTCGTCGCCTCCTCAACATGCCGGGTAGGTCCGCCCTTGCCATGGCGATTGACCCAGGTTCCGAGTGGCGCACCTCCGACTACATGCTCGCCGAAATCATCGACCGGCTTGAGCTGAATAACTGGCTGCTGCTTGAAATCAACTCGGAGAACAACGAAATCCCACTGCCGGAACCTTATTGGCGCCCGGGGGTGACCGAAGCGTTTACGGAACAGGACCAAGAGAGAACTTTTGCGACTCCTCGGGAGGTCGCGAATCTATTTGCGGGATTCTAGGAGGTGAGCATGGCTGGCGCACCCGTAAGGGTAGGAGGCGGATACATTGAGGTCAGACCAAAGCTTACCGGCCTGGGTGATTTTAAGAGGCAGCTAAGGGCCAGGTTTGAAACTCTCGGCAAGGAAGCGTCCCGGTCCCTGCTGACGGGCGTTCAAAGGGGCATGGGTGACAGCCTTGATAGCGTAGTCAAGTCAACTAATCGTGCCGTCAATTCTGTGGCGAAGCTTCAGGCGCAGCAGGTCAAGGCCGCGCAGAAAGCCAACGACGCTATCACCAAGTCCAGTGAGGACGCCGCTAAGAGCCGGATACGCTGGGACAAGCATTGGTACAGCGAATCTCAGAAGAATATTGAGGCTCAGAGGAGGCTTTATCACGGCCTCTTTGATGAGATCGACAGGCGTGCGACCCGATCCGCCAGTGAGAGGCGAAGGGCTCAGGAAGCGCTAGGCAACTCTATCCTTGCCGATCTGAGGCGGGTCGATAGGGCTCATGCCGCTGCGATCAACGAGCAGAACAGACGTGTGCAGCAGGCTGCCAGTTTCCAGCGGAGGACCCAGCAAGCTTTGGGAGAATCCATCCTCGCCGACATGCGGAGGATTGACAGGGCTCACGCTGAGGCTTTCCGAGAGCAGGCCCGCAGAACTGATGCGGCTGACAGGGCAATGCGCGCACAGCAGAATGCGCAAGCGAATCAGATCGTTTCTCAGCAGCGGCGGATCAGCCGCGCGCATGCTCAGGCGTTTGCGGAGGATCGTTCGCGTCAGGAGGCCCTTGGCCGCCTGTTCATGCAGGACATTAACCGCCGTATCGCTATGGATCGTATGCATGGTCGAGCCATACAGGAGAACGCTCGTCGTGAGGCAGCAGCCATTAGCGAGGCTCGCAGAGCGATGGAGGAGAGCAACCGAGCTTTCTCGAACGCCGTTGAAGGCATCCGGCAGTACGGCAACCGCCTCCAGTCCTTCGGGCAGTCCTGGACTAGCTACGTCACGGCTCCCATTCTCGGAAGCATCGCGGTCATGTCGGCTTGGGGGCTCCAGACCGCCGCAACTATTGAAAAAGCCCGAATGGGTGTCGAAAGCATCCTTGTAGCCAACAAAGTTGCCGTATCGACCGCGAATGCGGCCACCAGGGCGGCTCTTGGTGACCTCCGCAAGTATGCGGAGGAGACCTCTTTCTCCTTCGGGGACATGGCCAACGGTGTTCAGCGATTGATCGCGGCCGGAGTGAGGCTCGATACCTCCGTTCATTGGATGAAGGTTCTCGGAGACGCAGCCGCTACCGGTGGCGCCGGTGTCCACGAAATGCAGCGTGCGATCATCGCGCTGACTCAGTCAATTAATGCGCAACGGATCACCGCGCAGGACATGAACCAGCTACAGAACGCCAGCATTCCGATTTGGATGATCCTTCAGCAGATCTACAAGAAGAACCGCATGGAACTTCTCAAGATGGCCAAGGCAGGAGAACTCAACTCGGAAGAAGTCTGGCCAAAGGTAATTAAGTGGATGGAGCGTTACCGGGGCAACGCCAAGAAGATGGCGGACGCCATTCCACTTGAAAATCTCAAGAACAAGATTGAGCAATTCAAGAACTCTCTCGCCGATGTCATCATGGAGCCGAAGAACGCCAAGGCACTGAACAACCTTTTCAATAATCTAGGCGATTCTTTGGAGAAGGTGACGCCGGTATTCAGCAACCTCGTCACAATGATTCTTCCTGCGCTTAACAAGGGCCTCGCTCTGTTTGAAAGCGCGATGACCCAGCTTGAGCAGCATCCTTTCCTCGCGAAGATTTTGCTGATGGCGGCGGCGCTCGGACCGCTCGCAATCGGGTTCGGCCTTCTCGCCCGGACGCTTGGATTCGTTCTCGGGCCGTTTGCCAAGATCCGACAGCTAATAGGGAAGACCGCCGGGGCAGACGGCCGCCTTCGAGGCGGGCTTCTCAAAACGACCGGTGTTGTCCGCACGCTCGGAAAGTCAATTATGTGGCTTACCGGCCTCGGTGCTTTCGGGCAGCTCATTGGGGCGGCCGCGAAGATCTCGGCGGTCGGTATCGGTCGCGGAGCCAAAGCGACCGGGAAGGCCACCGGCCGCGCCGTAGGTGGTCTGTTCGATGATGCCGGGCCGACCAAGCGCATCGCCAGCGGAGCCAAGACCAAGGCGCGCAGCGGGCTTTCAGGGGCCTCTGGGGCCGTCTCTTCTCTGGTCGGGCGTATCCCCGGCTTGCAGAAGCTGACTGGGGTCCTGGGGAAGCTGAAGGGGATCCTGAGGTCTCCCTGGGGTATCGCAGCGGTCGCGGCCATTGTCGCCGCCCTTGTCGCGTTTGGTGTGGCTGTTGTCGGAGCCTGGAAGAAGTCGGAAGCCTTCCGCTCAGCGGTCGGCTTCATGTGGTTTCAGCTCAAGGACATTTTCTCCAAGATCAAGAACGCGTTCGGCAACGTTTTTGGTGGGGAGAATGCTAGCAAGCTAGATACCTTCGGGGCCAAGTTCAAGGCGTTCGGCGACTGGATGACAGTCAACGTCCTGATGCCGATCAATACGGCTCTGATGTGGGTTCGCGACAACTTCGGCACCCTGTTCGCTGGTGCCGTCCTGGGATTCCAGGTCCTCGCTAATGTCGTCATCGGGAACGTCACTCCGATCCTTCAAGGGCTTTGGAGCATACTCGGTTCCGTCTTCAAAATGATCGGCAATGTCATTGGCATGGTCGTGAAGGCCGTAAAGAACTTCCTTAGCTGGGCAAAGATCACCGATGGTGCGTCCAGCGCGACAGGCGGAATGACGGTCAAGGGCGGCGCTCTTGGCAAGACGATCGTCTTGCTGATTTCAACGTTCGCGGCATTCGGCAAACTGATGAATGCCATTGTCTCGTCCATCAATATCGCTGCCCAGGCTTTTGCCGGCCTGTTCAATGTCATCGGCGCCACGGCCAAGGCAATCGGGCAGCTCACCAGCGGCGACTTCAAGGGCGCTTGGAACACTTTTAAGGGCGGTTTCGGTGATTCCCTCGGGAAGATCTGGGATGCGGTAAAGAAGACCGGAGGGAAGTTCAAGGAGGCTTTTGATCTCAAGGGCATTCTTAACGAGAACACCTCGCGATTCAACAAGCTCTTTGATGCCGCTGGGAAGTCCAAGACGCCGTCCAAGCAGAGCACGAAGACCGGCAAAAAGCCTAAGGGGTCCGGAGACGTAAACACCAGTCTCGGGGGGTCCTCGGACGGCGAGGACGGCGGATCAGGTTCAGAGGCGAAGAAAAAGAAGAAGGCAGCCACAAAAAAGAAGGCTAAGAGCGAAGCTCGGAAGAAGGCCGAGACCGCTAAGAAGCGGTTCGACTCTGCTAAAAAGACGCTGCTGAACGCGTTTTCGACCTTCCTGGGAGCACTAAAGGGCAACGCGGAGCAGGTAAAAAAGGCTGGCGACACCCTAGTCAAGAACGTTGAGAACGCTTTCGACAAGGTTGGCAAGAGCAAGGCCGGTGACCGGGCAGTCGCGTACCTCAAGGGCGTGAACGCGAAGCTAGTCTCTATCGCCAAGCAGCGTGATGCGATCCTCGCCAAGATTGATGAGGCGAAGGATTTCCAGAAGACTGTTACATCTGGCGCCAAGGATGCGGCGTCCCTCGGCAATCTGCCGTACTCCAACACCACGGCTGAGGGAGTTGCGAAGGGCCTTCAAGAGCGGCTTGCCAAGATCAAGCAGTTCGTCAATGTCATCAAGACGTTGGCCAAGCGCGGACTGAATAAGAGCCTTCTACGCCAGGTCGTTGACATGGGTCCGGTCGATGGGCTCGCTCTCGGAAACACTCTGCTCGCTGCGAACAAGAGCACGTGGGCGGCGATCAATTCAGCCCAGTCCGAGATTGACAAGACCGCTGCGCAACTTGGATCCACTGCAACCCAAGTCATCTTCGGCTCCGTCAAGGAGCTTCAGAAGAAGGGCGCAAGCCTCCAGGCGCAGATGGACAAGATTGCTCGGGATGCAATCAGGAAGGTCGCAAAGACCTTCGGCATTGGGTGGAACGAAATTCGCAAGATTACCGGCGACGGTATGTCCAAGACGAACAGGAAACTCAATGACGGATTGACGTCCACGAAGAAGAATGTCCAGAGCGCCACGACTGCGGTTAAGTCGTCTTGGTCCGGCATGGTCAAGGACATGAACCAGACCACCTCCAAGATGGTCACGGTCACTTATGGGAAGGGCGCTCAAAAGGTCGTCAATACGATGGCCTCAATTGCAGGCACCAAGAATCCGCTTCCCAACCTGGGGTTCAAGTACTCGACTGGAGGTGTAGCACCCGGCTACGCGCCACGACGAGACACCGTCCCAGCGATGCTTTCTCCCGGCGAAGGCGTGATTGTTCCTGAGCTGACTCGCCAGATCGGACCAGCCCAACTCCACGCCTGGAACAAGGCCGCGATGATGGGCCGGAACGTTTTCGCAACGGGTGGAGTCGTTGACGGGGCTAAGTGGGTCGACGCCCACAAGGACGACCCCTTTGAAGGTTATGCCGACGCAATGAAGGCCGCTTTCAAGGGCGTACTCGATCCGGCCGCCGCTGCACTCGGCAGTCTGGGCAAGTTCGGTTCCATCGAGTCCGGAGACTTCAAGTCTCGATACCCGGATTTGATGAAGTGGGCCAAGGAGCTGGACAAGCGTTCCTTCGGGTCCGCTGCGGGGGTCATCAAGGTCGCTGCCTCTCAGATCGGCGAGGGCGACCGAGGCGGGAGCGACAATAACCTCAATAAGTACAACCAGTTCAACGGCGAAGCCTGGTGCGCAGACTTCATTTCTTGGATTGTTGACCACGCTAAGGCCAATAAGGCGTACTTCGGTTCCCCCACGGGAACCCCCGCCAATCGCTGGCCTGCTGTCGCTACCTGGATTGCTCAGGCCGGAGGCAAGAGGCCGGTTTCTCAGGCTCGACCGGGCGATCTCGCAACCTATGGCGGAACCTCTCACATCAACCTAGTTGTGAAAAACCTCGGCGGCGGTCGTCTTCTGACCATCGGTGGCAACCAAGGCCCTCTGGTTGAGTCCGGTGTCCGGACTAATGCAGACGGTGTTCTGCGGCCTAAGTTCTCCAGCCTTCCTGGAGGCTCCGTCAATCCTTGGCCTGGAAGCCTAAACATCCCGACTACGGGACACGGCGACCTTGGTGGGGGCACGGACGGTGGGGGCGGTACGCCTTCCAAGAACCGCGCTCTCGGCAGGCGGATGCTTTCCGACATCGGGCTAGGTTCCCAGTGGAGCGCCCTGGACAACATCTGGACTCGCGAAAGCAATTGGAATCATCACGCAATGAATCCAAGCTCGGGAGCGTACGGCATTCCGCAGGCGCTACCCGCTTCCAAGATGCGGTCGGCAGGGGCTGACTGGCATGACAACCCGGCAACACAAATCCGCTGGGGTCTCGGCTACATCAGGGGTCGCTACGGGTCCCCTAACGGAGCCTGGTCTTTCTGGCGTAATCACCATTGGTACGAAGACGGCGCTTGGAGTATTCCCAGCAATCGTCACGCCGCGATGCTACATCGTGGCGAAATGGTTGTTCCTTCCAAGCCAGCGGAGTCCTTCCGTGACGCATTGAAGGGCCGCCGATCCGGCAATGTCGGCGGGGATACCTACAACTTCACGCTGAACAATCAGCCTGGGCTTCCAAGTGAAAAGCAGGTCATCAAGGCAATGTCCTACGCCCACACCCTCTACGGGCGTAGGTAAACGAAGGGGGTAGGACTTGCCCATTCCAGTCCCAGGGGTAGACACTCCTACCCCTGGAAATCCAAACAATCCCGGTGGCGGGGGAGGAGTCTCCCCCGCCATTCCGCCTAGTTACCGTCGTCGGATCTCCTGGATCTATCCGGCCATCACGGCTGACGTCAGCTCCCGGTCTGAGATCCTCCTGACGGGAGACATCTCGGGGAACAACACGGGGATTATCGTCCAGCCCGGGATTAAGGGATTCGATGCTGCCCCGTACGAACTGACTCTAGACAAGCTTCCGGCCCTGGATGGATCCGTTCCCCGTCACGTTAGGGCCGATGTCCGGGAAGTCATGCTTCCGCTATTCCTGTGGGCACCTGACAGAACGTCCCTGCTCGTTCTGAAGCGGGATCTTCTGGTGGCGCTCGACCCTGCCAAGGGCATGGGAACACTGGCGGTCGTTGAAACTGACGGTCTCGGGAATGAATCCGTTCGCTACTTGGACTGCTATTACGCCGGTGGGCTCGAAGGGGACGAATCCGAAGGCTACGACTTTGTCTGCCTTATTTACGGCCTGGTCCTCCAGGCCCCTGACCCGATGTGGTACGGGCCGAAGATCGCACCCTCAACCCCGGATCGGTTCAGCTCCACTGTTCCGGTGAATTTCTTCACGGGAAAGCCGCGAGGAGCGCCTGACGAACACATCGGAGCCTTCTTTCCTGTCCACCTCTCGAAATCCACATACGTGGAGGACAAGACCTACACCGTTCAGAACCCCGGGGACCGGGACGCCTGGCCAGTGTGGCGAGTATTCGGCACGGGAGCGAAGAACGTCTCTATCACTGAGATCAGCACAGGAAAGGGCATTGTTGTCGCGTACAACTTCGCCTCTGACAGTGACACCGTGACGATTGACACTCGGCCTGGATTCAAGACCATCACCAATTCTGCCGGACTCAACCTGTGGCCGAACACGGCTACAGGAACAGCGATGTTCCAAATTGCACCCGGAGCCAACCGCATCAGGCTTGATTTCGAGCCGGCCACGGAGACTTCCGTGGTCAATACATTCGTCTTCTACAGCTTTTATCCGCGATATCTGGGGGCCTGATGGACAGTGAGTTCCGAATTGACGTCCTGAAGCTCGTCAACATGGGCACCTTGGCATCTCCTTTGTGGCGTTGGCGTCGGTCCGGAATCGTCGACAGTTATACCCAGCTTGATTGCATCGTGCGGTACAACGCGGTGGGGTCATGGGTACTCCACATGCCTTTGAACGCCCCTCAGACGGCCTTGCTCGTCCCTGGATGCCGGGTGGCTATCTGGCTGCCCGACATGTCTCTTCCGGTCCTCTCAGGGCCGCTCAGGACCATTGAGAGGGAATGGAGCGAGGATGCTCCTGGCCCTGGCGTCGTCAGGTTCTCAGGGGTGTGCGACAACACGATTCTCGCCGAGCGGCTGGTGTGGCCTAACGGGGATCAGGGATTGACGCTCGGCCCGGATGCTGCTGGCTACCGCCAGCCTTTCGCATACTCCGGAAACAACACGCTTGTTTCGATGGAACGCACGTTGCACGAATTGCCCTATTTCAACTTCGGGCCTGGCGCGTACGAGCCCAGGCGGGAAAAGGGCGTGTATCACCTCCCTCCGGGCGCCTGGCCTTCACCCGACAGCCAGCCCAAGACGGGATGGAAGCTGCGCTTCGTGCCGCTCCTTGAAGCGCTTCAGGCACGAGTCGAGTCCGCTCTTGACGACGTCGACGGGGTCATTCCAATGGGATTCCGATGGGTCTGGGATCCGACCATTGAGCAAATACGCCTTCAGACCTTCAATCCGAATCAGAACCCTGCCGGTGGAGTGAAGTTCTCCAAGGAGATCGGAAATCTCCGATCGTACACGTATTCCATCAATGCGCCCAAGGCCAACTATTTCATGATGGGTCTGCGCAATGATGACGAAACTCATCCCGAGTGGCAAGACCTTTGGATCGGTGACAAGAGGTCCGAAACTCCGGAATGGGGGACGCACGCTGAAGCCTACCTTGATCACACCGACATCTCTTTCTACAGGAGAGATGGTGACGACAAAATCATCTGGCCTCACAATCCGCCGCAGCCGGGCGACAAGCCGAGCCCCGATTGGGACGCTATCAACATGGCATTGAATTCTGATGCCAAGGAAAATGCCGCAACGGCCTCGTTGTCCGTCACTCCCATCAACACAGTCGGATGCAGGGTCGGGCGTGATTACTGGCTCGGAGACCGAGTGCACGTCGAGATCGATGAAGAGGCTCTGACCGAAGTTCTTCGGGAAATCCACTTGAGCGACGGATCTGACGGACCGCTCATAGAGCCGACCATCGGCACTCCGGACGCCACGGAAACCCCGGCGATCTACACGGACATTAGCCGTCTCTGGCAGGCCGTGACGCGACTGCAACGACTTCAGGGAGGCCGCAAGTAATGGCTGAGCAGTATTACCCGTTCGACACGGGAACTGGCGCGTCTGTCACTGACGACCAGTGGACGACGATGGCCCGCAATCTCAGGCGCACAGGAATTGAGGGGGACATCTCCAATGAATCTCTCAAGGTGAAGCCGTCCTCTAGCACGCGGGCGTCGATCGTCTCTCCGGGTGAAGCGTGGGTTATTGGGCATCAGTACTTGTCCAATGCCGAGATCTCCCTACCTCATGCGGAGAACATCTCAGGCAAGCCACGCATCGATCTTATTGTCCTTCGCATCGACCGGACGGCAGACACGATTCACCCTGTGGTCATCACTGGTGTGCCTGCGGACAACCCGGTTACTCCGGATCTGCTCGGAAACCACAGCGCCTTTATCTCTACCCTTGATCCGGGCGCACAGTGGGACCTTCCGCTAGGTCAGGTGCGGGTTGAGGCCGGAGCGGCTGTCATTGCTGCGGACAAGTACACGGATATCCGCTGGCTGGGAGAATTCGCCACTACCACCGGCACCAGCGGCAACAGGAACCCGTATTGGGGAATGCGTCCCTTCGGTTCCATCCATTTTGAGTACGACACCCGCAGGTGGGCAGGCTGGGACGGATACAAGTGGGGGATCATTGCGGAATATGGCCCGTTTCGGCCCTACACCCCAGTCATTCAGTGGCAGGTCAATGACTCCGGGGCACAGGTGACCAATGATTCCGGCTGGTCAACTCAAGGCCGCTGGCGATACGTCGCGGATAACGCGGTCGACGTCAGCATTTACGCGAAGCTGAACTACGACATCAACGATACTCAGGACAATCCGATCTCCGTGGTCGATCCAGAATCGTTCATGCGTGTCACGCTGCCAGTTCCGACCGGCAATGCAGGTGACGCCTACTCGCTGCTGAACCTTTTCTACCAGCGGGGCCGCCAAAGCGGCGATATGCGTACCGGCTACGGGCTTTGCTGGTCCAATCGCGAAAACATTGCACGCCTGGTCCTCCAGGGAACGCAGTTCGATGGCATCAGCGCAGCCGGAAACCTGGACACGCTGACCAACAATACGCGGCTCAGCAAGAACACCACGATTCGGATATCCGGCGTTTATGAGGCCGCAGGAATCTAGGAGGCCCACTTGGCGGACAATGACCCCAAAATTGAAATCTCCCTCAAAGAGATCTACGACGAGTTCAGGCAGCTTAGCTCCGACATTCGGAATCTGGTCAGCAAGGTAGATGGTTCAAAGGCGATTACCGACGACCACGAGTCCCGGATTCGCACTCTCGAAAAGTACAAGTACGCGGTTCCGCTGACGGTGATTATGGCCGTCGTAGTGGAGGTCATCCGCTTCACAGGTAAGGGCTAGCAGACCACTCATCGAGCAGCGCCCGCCCCTCTCGGGGTTGGGCGCTTCTCCATGCCCAAAAGGAGGGCCTTAATGGCAAGTCCGGCCGATATGGCACGAATCGCAAAGGCAGAGATCGGGTACCGCGAAAGCGGTTCAAACTACACGAAGTACAACAAGGACTTTGGTTCGATTCCCGGCTATCCCCACGCTGGATTCGGCTATCCCTGGTGCGCTTCCTTCATGTGCTGGGTGGCCAAGCGCGTGGGCCTGAAGCCGAATGTCGACTACCCGCGAACCGCTGGCTGTGAGGTTGGCGTCGCCTGGTTCAAGCGGAATGGCCGCTGGCATCGGACTCCGGCCGAAGGGGACTTTGTCTATTACGGCCCTGGTGGGGGTACTCATGTCGAGCTGGTGGTGAGGGTCACGAGTACGACGATCACCACTGTCGGCGGAAATACCTCGGGTTCACTCGGGGGGCAATATTACAATGGGAACGGGGTGTATCAGAAGGTCATTTCCCGTTCCAATTCCAGGATTGCCGGGTACGGCCGTCCGAAGTACTCAAAGACGTCCCCGCCGGTTCCCGGCAAGACTCCGTACCCTGGCCGCGTTCTTAAACTGCGTTCGCCGTTGACGACCGGTTCGGATGTGAAAAGCGTCCAACAGCAGCTCGTCAAGCTGGGATACGAACTGGACATTGACGGGGCTTACGGGCCTCATACTCGGGCCGCTGTTGTGGATTTTCAGAAGAAGAGCAAGATTACAGCAGACGGCGAAGTGGGGCCAGACACGTGGGGCAAGCTCTTTCCGTAAACACAGAAAGCCCCCGCTACGGCGGGGGCTTTCTGATCACTTTTTGCAATCCTCTAGATGGCCGCTGAAGTCGCCCTCTTGAGCCATGGCGTAGAAGTCCTCGTACAAGTCACTGTTCATTTGATCAGCTCCATGATCTCGTCCGGGGTGCTGTCGCTTGTTGCATCAAACCAGATCGGCTCGTACCACTTCTCGACGGTGACCAGATCTTCGCTCACGCGAGAGACCCACACCCGTGTAGTTCCGTCTGTGTATTTCAGGTCGTCGGTTAGCGCTTTCGCTTGAGTCGGAAGCTCGTCAAGAGCGTCCCGAACCTCGCGCCAGGTGTACACAGTGTCTCCTTCAGGCTCGTCAGAACGGCCTACCAGCCGTTGACGGGTTTGCTAGACCCGTTTCGCCGGAACATCCCGAATATCTACATCTGATCCCATGTCACCATCCTACCCAAATTGGAGTCCCACATGTCCCATGAACTAATCCAGCCTGGCGAGCTTGTAGAGGCTCAGCCGGTAGACGTCTCCCCCCTGGCCGTCGACGCGGCCAAGGCTGAGCTTGATCTAGAAGTCCTCTGGGCTAAGCGGGACAAGTGGTCCCGCGTGCTGCGCACCCTTGCTCAGGGTGCCGTCTCTGCGGCCCTGGTGGCTGGTCTCGCTGCTGGTAGCGACGCTGCTGACCTGGCACACCTTGACCTCAAGGTGGTCGGCCTGGCGGCCGGACAGGCAGCCCTGACGGCAGTCGTCGCCTACGTCCACAACAAGACCCGCCCGAAGGCGTGAACATTGCAGAACCCCAACCAATACAGGGAATACAGGGAATACCGGGAATGCAGGGGGAGGATTGACAATCTTGGCCTGGAACAATGCACAATACCTCGCCAATGTTCAGGCGGGTCTCATCCCGGCTGACCTGTATCTCTACGGCGGAGCTGCGGAAACCGTGACCGAAGATCCTCTAGGGCGCCACGTCGCCAATGTCGCAGGCCGGATTTATTCAGACCCGCAGCAGGCTGCAATGTCAGTCTGGCTCGGGGTGGACTCGGCAGCCCCATTCACCGCTGACACGCTGAGCAGCGATGCTCTGGGCGTGGTGCCCGTGTTCGCCAGCTCGGTCGCTCCGGTGTGGGCCGATTTCGGGGATGGGCCTGTGGTCCTGGACCCGTGGAACGCCTCCACAATGCTGGCAGCCCTGTCCACGGACGTGGCCAGCCACAAGGCGGGGCCAGACCCGCACGGGGATCGTGCCTACACGCAGGCGTACGTCGCTGACCAGCTCGCAGGCATCCCGGCGGCTGACCCCGCTTATGGCGTGTCCCTGAATTCTTTCGCCGGGGCGACCAGCGATGCAAAGTTTGCAGCGGCCCTCGCGTATGCGAGGGCTCAGACCTACAAGCCGGCCATCGTCCTTCCACTAGGGACGATCACTCTCAGTGGAGGTCCATACGAGTTTTTCGATGGAATGCGATTGTCCGGCCCGCTCGCCGCCGGTGACCGCGAGTTCCAGAACACCGGCCCTCAGTGCGTTGTGAACGTCACCAACAATGCTCTGTTCCAGATGCCCAGCAACAACACGGCCAATGTGAAGAATGGTTACATCCGGGGAATCCAGTTCCGGACTTCAGCCGGTGTCGATTGGATGGTTCGGTCACCGGATTTCGCCACTGGTCCCGTCATGCAGGACGTAGACATCCGCGATGTCGCCTGGGTCGGGTTCTCGTCCGTCATGTGGGCCCGCCACCTGAGGTGCAGCATTGAACGCACGTACATCAACAACGGCACTGATACTCAGTTCAAGCTAGGCGGGTCCGACAATTTCTACTGGACCGAGGGTTTCTCGTACATGAGTGGAAATGTACCGGCAACTGGATACTATGTGTACTTTACAGCTATGACGCGCACTAAGGTCGGGCCGATATATGTGACGCCCCAGTTTGGGACAGCGTTCCGCCTGGAGGGCGGATCCGGAGGTCTGGTCTTCAACGGCACCTTGATTGACTGCGCAGGCCGGACTACGACCAACGCCGCCCAAGGCGCAGGAGTTTTCATCCACTCGGGCCAAGGTCACGTCTTTCGCGACTGCTGGTTTTTCAACAATGCTGTCAATCCGGCCGCGACCGGCCGTGCCGGTGAAAAGGGCCAGGTGTTCATCAAGTCCCCTGCTGCGGAAATTCTGTTCGATGGATGCCAATGGAATGGTGGAGCCAAGGAAAGTCTTGTCACTCCGGCCGGTACGCCTGCCATCTATGCACAGACAGGCGCGGCCAACATCAAGGTACAGAACCCGCTAGCTCCGAACGGCGGTGTGAAGCTGCTACAGCAGCAGTCCGCAGGCATCATCACCTGCAACGACACTGGCTGGACTGTCCAGGTCGCCTAAACACAAAAAAGCCCCCCGGCATACGCCGGGGGGCTTTTTCTATTTCTCCTAACGGTCTGTGAGATCCTGGTAGCTAAGCCACTTCTCGAAATGCCGCTTCGGCTCAAGCAGGAACTTGCAGAAGTCGCGAAGGGGCCCCGTCACTTCTTCTAGCTCTGAGTCGCCCTCTCCGATCTTGTCGAAGCGGTCCGCCATGGAATACAACTCGTCTTCCGTGATGTTGATCGCTGCCATTCCTCTACCTTCTTCCGGACATCGGAAAGTCTGACAGGCTCTGAACGATGCCCCTGATCACCGTGCATCCGCATCGGCACGTGTACCCGACTCGGACCTTTGAGGCGGTGTCCCTGTAGGCCACCTCCATCTCAGGATCACAGCCGCAGCCGGGACACTCGACCATGGTCGGATGGTCGAGCACTTGAACTTGCCCGCAGCCACTCATCCGAATCCTCACTCTTCGGATCGGTCGAATACCTCTTCCTCCCAGTCTTCTTGGCGAGGGAGGTTGCCCGATTCGAGTTGATGAACGGCGGACTTCAGCCACTTCATTGCATCGTCCGGACTGCTGAATGAGATGTGATCGTCAATCGATCCGTTCTCATCCACGAAGATTGTAATGCCCTTCTTCCCGTTCACCAGACTCCGTGTAACGGCTGGTTCATCACCGCGACAGATGATGAGGGTCATTCTTCCTCCAGGTACTCTCTGAGCCCCTCGTGATCCTGTCTGCTGATCTCCTTCACCACTTTGTGTCTGAGCTGCTGATACGCCGCTAGAGTGACGCTCGCCAGCGTGAACCGGCCAAACCCTGCGGTGTCAGTCTCGATCCATAGGGTCTCGTAGCATGCCGCTTCCAGTCGCGGAATCTCGGCATTGAGCATCGATGCCACCCCATCCCAGTAGAGGGGCGTCCGGATCGAGTCACCTGCGGTGAGGTGCTCCCAAAGTAGCTCCGCGAGCTGCTCAGCCTTTTCGTCCATTCCCCTGCTCCTTGCGCTCCCGCTCTTCCCTCAGAGCCTGCTGAACCAACGGATGCGGGTCGCTGGCTTCGAATGTCTTGTCCAGCGAGGCCATGTATGCCTCGTGATCGCGCTCTCCCCTAACATACATCTCGTGCATGCTGTCGTCACCACGATCGATGATGTAGGTCATTCGCCTTTCCTCTCCCAGGGGTTCCCCTTGAGTAGCTCCGCTATCTCTTCCGCATTTGCCGCAGTGGGCTCGATGTGCGTCCGTCCCCGGTTGTAGTGTGGTACTGGTTCCTTTCCTCGGATGAACACACGATCCGCCGCCCCCAGCTCGTTCCCCTCCTTGTCGTAGTAGGTAGTTCCGTTCGGCCCCACGAGAACAGTCACTCCATTGGCATGGAGTACCGGGTCTTCTGCCTCGTTTACGTAGACCCATTCGCCGGGCTCCACGTGATACGCCTTGGCCTGCGGAAGGCCCTCAAACCGCTCCTCCAGCTCCCCCATGAGCGCCGTGAACCGATGCTGCCACTCCACCGGCATGGACTGGAGGAGAGTCCTGTGGAGCACCGCATAGTCTGAGTAACTCCCCCCGAACCACGTATGCACGTCGATGGCGGGTTCTTCGGTATCGCTCATTCGGCGGTGTCCTCCCAGAATCCTTGGAACATGAGCGGTGTGCTTGACCCGCTAGGCACGATGATCAGGATCGACTTTCCCTCTAGATCACCCGTTCCTTGAGTACGGATGGTGTAGCCTACTTCCTTTACCTCTTCCGGATGGTCCTCCAAATACTTGAGAACCTCCTTGGCGCTTATCGATCTCATGTATAAAGCACACCTCCGATGACGACTCGATCGTACAGCTTTACACGCTGCCAGGTCGGATGGCCGCTGTTCTCGGCACAATCCACGTAGACGCCCGAGAGAATCCTGCCATCGTTCATGCGCTTAGCGTCGTAGATATCGTACCTTTCTACGCCTGCGACGGTGTCCACTTCAGCCCTACCAATGGGCTCGTTCACCAGTTCACCTCTATTTCAGAGATCTCGGGCTTGGGCTTATGGTCACGCCTCGGACCTACGTCTTCGTCCCCCTTCGGGCCTCCTCTACCCATACGTTGCTGTCGTAGATGTCTGCGACTCGCTCTCTGAGCTTCTCGGCCTGATCTAGGCTTAGGCCCGCCATGATTAGGCGCCGTCCCGGCTCGTTGGCGGGAGACCGCCACTCAGCCCATACGGTGTACTTCTTGACACCCTGTGCGGCCTTCAGAGCCCCGTACACGTCATCGAACTGCGCGGGGGTACCCTGGATGACCACAGCCCCCGTTCCGTCCTTGAGAGCGGCACTCAGAGTCACGACGCCATCAGAATATCCGTGAAACGTGATCACGTCGTTCAAATTGATCTTCCGGGCTTCGGAAACCATGGTGTTGTCCTTCTTCGTTATTTCCAGTTCAGCACGGTAAGTCCGCACTCCTCCGCAGGCGGGGAGTCCTTGATCTGGTTTACCAGGTACTCTTTGACGTCCGCCCTCAGAGGCTGGTTAGGCCCGAAAGTGCTCATCCACGCTTCCCGGTCCACTTCCACTGTGACATACAGTGCAACTTTGACCATGTCTGGCTTCTCAGTCATCCCGGCTCATCACAATCCGGCTCCTCTTTCGAGCTACCTCTTGGCCAGCCTCCCCTCCCACATTAGCAGGAGGGGAGGCCATGTGTATGGCTAGTGTGCAGCGTCGTATTTGTCGATCACTGCCCGAGGAACGCGGCCTCGTTAGTTGAGATCGTTGCGTTTGGCCTCCATAGCGGCCTCATACGCAATCGTTACTATTATGGCCGCCTCTTCCTGGACCTTCGCCTCTATTCGGCGTTCTGTGTTCAGGCATTCGCCTTGCTCACATTGCACCAGCCGGTACATGCCGAAGTATTGCCCCTCCACTCCCTTCATTGTGTAGGTATCACTTGCGAGAATCTCTTGCTCGATCTCTGCGAACCTCACGGCCCTTTGGGGGTAAGCTCGCTGATAGAGCTTCACCAACTCATTGGCTGCTGCGTCCGGGGATGCGTAGCCGTCCTTTGAGAACTTCGCCAGGAACTCAAGGTTCGACAGGTTGGCCCTAGCGCTGAAGTAGTGCCAATGCACGCTCATTCCTCCGTCCCCTCCTCCTTGTGATCCACCTTGTAGACGGTATCTATGTCGGGGTTGTTGGTTGTCCTTCTCTGATGCCCCTTAACCTCCTTCAAGTCGTAGTCATCGAGCGACGGGTAATACTGCCACCGAAGGAAGGGCACCACCGGTCTCCAGACCGTATATTCCCTGCCGGACTGTTCGCCTCCTTGTTCGGACTTTTGCGGCTGCTCTCTCGTCAGGCCAGTGCCCCGAATGTTGACGACACGAATACCTGAAAGCGGCGTTCCCTTCTTTCTTTTGCGCTTCGTGAGCCTTGACCGTGGGTCAGGCTTTACTTCCCGTACGTCTGTCAGCTTCTCGCTACGGATGAAGTTCCAGATAGTCAACGTCATCCGAATGATGTGATCAACCTGAGGGTCGAAGACGCCTTTCGGCCAGTCTCGCCATTCGTCAGAGAATGGAATCACACTCTCTCGGTCATAGACGAGCGGAGTGATGCGGGCATTAACACTCAGGCTCTCCAGACCTTTTCGCTTCAGGCCCTCCGGCGCTCCCGCGAACCTCTTTTCGATCTCCCGCATGTCCTCAGGTATCCCCCAGAAGGAAAGCCAGAGGACTCGCGCACCTTCTATTCCCCACTTAGGAAAGTCAATTGACGAAAGTGCTTCGCTGGTCCCCCACGAAATCCCAGCAATCTCCAGAGCTGGGGCTGTGACAGATTCTGAACTAAAATCCGACCTACTAGTGTCCACTGGCAGAGGCAAGGGCTTAGAGAGCACCATGAACCCGGATCGGCTCGGGGGATCAGTGTTCCTTAGCCGGTACTTTGGGAGGCTCTTAGCCGCCCTCTCGGCGAGGTCCGAGGTTCGCGGGCTGATCCAGTAGTAACGTCCTCTCTCCAGTCTGTCCGCCTCTGTGGACGCCAGCGCGGTAGCGAACGTGAACGGTCCAACATCATCCGGACGGGTAATCGGGAAGCTAGGCTTCTCTTCCTCCATGCGCCCCCAATGAAATGGCGCAACCATGCGAGCCCAATGGGACAGGTCATGTGCTATCTCTGGCACTTTATTGGCCTGGCCAATGGATTGAAGTGAATTTAGCCGATTCTGGAACGCCACCTCCACACACTCTGGATACGGAACGATTTTGCCTATCGCCTGCTTCATAGTTGCGGAGGCAATCCCCCTGGATCGCAGCTCCAATGACCGGGCGTCTTCGCCTTCAGCGAACAGAATTGTCTTATCCGGCATCGCCTCCCGGATGGACGCTGGAGTGCCTCCCTTCCCTTTCCGCGTTGACTTTCGCCCCCGCGTGGAACCTGAGAGGTCCTTAAGAATCTCTGAGACCTTCTCTCCCGCCGCTATTCGGCGGGCTAGTTCCTGGTCTAGCGGCCGGTCTGTTGGTGATCCCATCTCATAATCCTTCCGATCACTAGAAGTGCGTGCTCTGGAGCGTCTGCGCCCCTTCCGCGCCCTACAGGTCGATTGCGAAAAGATCATCATCGTCGTCCGGGCTTGTGATCGCCGCTACGGACTTCGGAGCCTTCTTGGGGACCCTAGCAGGCGCACGCGACGCAGGAGGCTTAACGGGCTTCTCAGAGCCGTTGACAGCCCATTCGGACACCTCAGCGGAAGGACTGGCCCCGTTGCGGCTCGGACGCCTGGTGGACGTCGCGGCCTTCTTGGGGGACCCCGCCTCTGGCATGTCATCGTCATCATCCGCAGCGGGTTCGATCCAGATGAATCGAGTCGCATGCCTGCCTCGGCCGCTCTCACTGGACTTCCGGCCCATCACGGAGTCCGAGCCGTTCTCCTCGTTAGACCTGACATTGATTGCGGTCAAGGCATCAATGATCAGGTTGGCATCCTTATCGCCTAGTTCGTTTCTTGGTGCAAACTTGGTATTCAATGCTGACTGCGTCATTCCTGCCGGACCGGCCGCCTTCAGTGCTGTGGTCACCTGCTGAATGAGCTTCCGCGTGGCCCGCTCGGGCCGACCTTCAATCTTAACGTCATTCGGATCTTCGACGGCGGCGGCGAGGGCTCGTTCACCCAGAATCGTCTCGACGGAATGAATCATCGCCCACATGAGAGCCTCCGCAGCGAGAATGTCACGGGCTCCGACGAGCTTCCGGCAATCTATGATCGCGTACAGTGCAGCGATGCGCCTGACGTACGGCCGCGCGCGGCCAAGGAAAGCGGCCTTCGCAGACCTGCCCTTACGCGCTGCCATAATGCGAGCGTGTGCCCCTTCGCCCGCCTTTGGGCTCCATGCCTTCCTGGCTTCTTCAGTCCAGCCGATCTCTGCTTGCTTCCGCCCGTACGCGATAGCCTTCCGCGTCGTCTTGACTGCGAACTCCCACACGTCATCCGGGGGGTCCCCGCCAAATGGCAGCTCCTTGTCACTGTCCACATACAAGGTGAGAAACCGGTTTGGCGTCCCTCCCCGCAGTTCGCCGGGGGTGAGCGTAATCATGTACTCCTCAGGCGAGATGTGTCCGATAACAGGAACGTGCGGGGTCTGGACTCTTACAAGACCCTTGGTCTTCGTGTCGTTTTCCAGGGTCTTGCCCTCAAAGAGCAGGCGAATCGCGTCGGACAGGTCATTGTCCCGGGCACAGGCCCCAAGTACCTTAGACCACTCTGTCACGATACGACACTGAACCATGTCCGGAATAGCTGGGTAATTCTTGCGATCCTCCGGAATTTCGAACGACTCTCCGGCCTCTTGCTTTTCTTTAGCGGCCGTGGACCACGCGATTTGCGCATCGGAGTGAAGGCGTGACACCAGGCCAGCACCAGAGTTCGGCATGCCACTTTTTACGTGCCTGTTCGTCCACTCTCCGTCAGCCTCTGCGAACAAGTCCACGATCTCATCTGTGGCCGTTCCCTTGCCGACGCCGGTCGGGCCGACTAGAAGCGCATTGACGAGAAGCCTGTGCCGACCGGACTCCTTCCTTTTATTCGACACCCTAACGTACGGCCCTGTCCCAATAGCGGCCGAGAACAGCGCCAGGTACGAGCCTACAAGGCCCATCAACGGGCCTTCAGTGTGAGGGTCAATCCCCCTCAGCATCTTGCCCAGATTGCCGACGAGAATCTTATCCCGAAGTTCCGGAAAATCGTATTCCGCGTTGGACATTTTGACGCCCTCCTCTTCCGACTATTACGTGTATTACCGGTAATACCTGGCAAGTCCACGCGTCGTCACGGCATCAATGCCCCGACCCACAGGCGCCGCCTGCGGGTCAGAGCCCCAATACCCTAGCACGGTGGATAGATCAAACTCCCGCCTCGGCCTCTGGGTCACCAGGCCGACCCGCAGCTTCCCAACGGTCGTAAGTCTCCTTGGGAAGCGGCCCGCGCGGGCCGCAGATCTTCTTCTTGACACCCCAAGCACGGATAACAGTTTTCTGCTTATCGCTGTAACTAGCGGCGGGAGTGCCTTCCGTCTTGACCCGGCGCGGAGGTGCCGTGGGCCCGTCTGCGGTCTGCGCGGCCTGCTTCTGCATCCGAGCCTTGTTCATCTCGGCAAGCCCCTTGCTGTCCTCCTCGTCTCCGTCCGCCTTGGAGGCGCCATCGTCATCTAGATCAGTCTCCGCTATGTCGCCGTCGTCCTGGCCCTTAGTTGGCTCCTCCTCAGGGCTGTCATCGGTCCCCCCTTCATCACCGCTCTGCGGCTCCTTGTGCTCTTCCCCCTCTTCGGTAGGCGGGTCGGCATCCTCGGCAGGCTCCTGGATCCCAAGGGCGACCTCGTACCCAGTGACCTCCGCGACCATGGCGCTAGCCCTGTGCTGAGTCGAAAGAACCGCCATGCCATGCTTGTCGCAGGCGTCCATCAGTTCGACCTTGAAGTCGTCGGGCGAGAGATCACTCTTGGTAATGTTGTCACCTACGAAGATGACGGTAGGAACCTTCATCGTGGCCGTGGACACAATGCTCCTACTGTGACACGGGTCGCAAATGGTGGCCATTGCGGTCTTTCTCCTTCAATCTATTGCGGAAGTGCGTCCACGTACGTGAGAATATTGCAATTTACGGGCTCTCCGCCGCGTGACGGGCGGATTTCTTCATAGCCTTTGAGCTTCGCACGTCGGATCAACAATGTCAATCCAGTAGGCCATGGACGATGGTCCGACTTCGGATCCGGACTGTACTTGAACATCTGCCAGCCCTTCTCGTCCACCAGGGTGTACGTGACCCGGTCCCGGTGGCGCTTCTCCGCAGTGGCGCAGCCTCCGGCCTTCTTAGAGGCATCACCATGCCTAGCATGGTTGCATTTGCACGCGGTGTAGTACGGCAGAGTGTCAACGCGCTTTTTTGTCACCTTCACGTGAAACGGGCATTCATCCAGGAATTGTCCGACTTCGCCGAGATGCTTTGAGTGCCTCGCCAAGTTGCGCCAGCGTATCGAACGCTCGTATTTTTCCCGGTTTTGGTATATCGCCATCACAACGGCGATCCTTCCAACATCACTTTCTGTGCACTTGTAGTTGTAGCAATGAGTGAGATGCGCCCTGATGTCGAAATCTGCTCTACTCAGCTCATTGATACTCATGTCCATAAGCCACTTCATCGCGGCTACGGCTGCGGCCCGATCCTTCTTGAGAAGCCTAATGGGAGGGCCATCCCCCGTGAGGATGGCGTACACACGCTCGGCCGTGTGGCCGTTGACCCATCCTCCCTCCTCCCGGACCACAGCAGCAGCTACGGACACGACAAGCCTTGCCGTGACCTTCCACTCACGTGCCATGCTCGATCTCCTTTCACGACAGGAACGGCTCGCGTCAGCGAGCCGTTCCATGTACCTCTATTCACTTGTGAAATGCCGGAAGATCTCTTCCCAATCGGCGGCTTCGAGCTGCCATTCGCTCAGCTCACTATGGTCCAACAAGTGCCGTATCGCGTGCTTCTTGTAGTCACCTACACTGCGGCACCGCGACCAGTTGTAGCCAAGTGAATCGAATGAATCAGGCGCATCCGCGAAAAGCGCTTCAAACACTGCTCTTGTCGCCTCTTGGTCATGCGGAGCATAGTTCCCGTACCTCAGCTCGCCGAAGAGTCCCATCTGCACTACAGCGTCAGCAATGCACCGGTCGTACTCCAGCCCTTCCGCACCGCCGAATTTCCTGTCCACGTCGATTGCGGTAACGCGGGTACCTATCGCCCCGCAATGTGCGAATCCTCCATGCTCCTCAAGTCGCCTTAGCTTCTCCCACCCCTGCAAGATTGTGTTGATATCCACGAGCACGCCTCCGACCTGACGGCCGTTTACGTCCCTCAGCTTGTCACGTTCGCGGACTGAGAACACCCCATCTTCGTTCGGGACAGGCTGGACCTCAGCCCAATAGCTGATGTATTCCAGATCGCCTTTCAGGAGATCCACGAAGAACGGATCATTCTCGTCATCGCTCAATGGCCACCCTCCTTACGGGCCTCGTTCTGCTTACGGGACACCGGGCACTGATTCTCTCCGCACAGTGTGGTGCCGTACCACCCGTCGCAATCCATCTCGTGCAACTCCGGACGGGCTCCGCACCTGTGGCAGGCGTCCACGTCATCGCACTGAACGTATTCATATGTCAGCCTGAAGAAGCTCCTGGCGTTCTCCATCCCTTCCGCTTCCAGCTCGCGCACGAGCCTCATGATCTTCGCGGCTTCTCCCCTGTTGATTCGTCGTTCGTCATGTCCGTTGTAGCTGACGATCCACACATTGTAGCCTACGCTGATCTTCTTGCGGGGGAAGTAGTTGATACCCTTTGTGAGTGCCGGAAAGTGCTGCATGATGTCACCCTTCCATGATTCGCCTTTGAAGACATCAGAACGCACGGGCCTAACAGGCCCGTGCGCTCGACATGCGATCAAACTGCGAACATGTCCCGCTGTGCGATGACGATCTTCAGAACGCCATCCATCGTGGCGACTCCGTTCGGTCCCACTTCCTCACCATTCGGGCTCGTCAGCCACACGAGCCAGCCGGGCGACTTACCCGGCTCATTCTCTCGGATGCGGATCTTGAACCCATCCGGGAACAGGGCCGCGACATCCCCGTTGCTCTCCACAGCGTTCGCCACGTTCCCCGAATCCAGAAGTTCCACGAGGGCCCCTGTAATCGCCGCCATGGCCTTCTCATTGGCAAGGAAGCTCACCAGGACCACCCTCGCGGCGTCACGGCTCTCAGCCTCCCCTACCCATTTCCAGTGAGACATGTCGGGAGTACTCATGTAGGCGAACGCCTTGCCCGTGTCATCCACCGTGACGACGTATCCGACGTCCACCCCATCACGGAACAGGTGGTGTGCTCCGCCACGCTCACGCCAGTCTTCGGGCATTCTCAAATCCTCTTCTCCATGATTTGTTCGGTTTCCTCGATAGACAGTTTGTGAAATGGAAGTTCCTTGACCTCCGTTTTGTAAGCCTTGTACAGACGGTGGTACCCGTCAATGATCAGACTTCCTCCCTTGTCGCCCAGACTCGCCACAATGAGCGGCTTGGACAGATCTGTACTCATAGCATGCTCGCGGTTCAGTTCAACAGGCGCCAGGATATTTATCGAGGTAACGGGGCCTGGTTCTGGATCCACCAGGCCGTAGGCTGTTGCCGTTGTCAGAACGTCGCACCACCCGGACGGCTCTCGGCCCTCCACCATCTCAATTGCCCGATCGACATCGAATGCCAGGAGCATGAAGTAGAAGTACTGTGTCATTTCTTGGACTCCTTTGCCTCACTTCTCACCTTTGCCCCATTTCTTGGGCCGGTACTCGTACGTGCGCCTAGCTCTGGACTCCCCTGCGTAGGTCGCTGAGTCCATGTGCCTGCCCGTAGCGCGCTACGGGCAGGGTGCAAAGCCTCAGGAACTCTCAGAGAGGCTCTCAAGACGTTTGAGAGCCTCCCATACACGATCTCTCAGCCCTGTAGCCGAGGTGTCCCCGATCATAAACCCGCTCTCGTCCTCCATTGCGCGTCAGCCCTCCTTTATCTCGATTCGGAAATTGCCGATTGTCTCGGAGTGGCTTACTCCGTCACTCAGCCGAATCGCCTTACGATAGCCCTCCGTTCGCTTGGACATTTTCTGGTACTGGTTACTGGCCTGTGTGGCGATATATCCCGCGTAGACCCTTGCCTCCGCTTCGGTGGCCTTGGCGGTTGTGCCAGGGCTAACCACGTCGACGGGATACACCTTGATCCCATTGAGCTGCACGATCTTCACTGACTATCTATCCTTCCACTCGGCGGTACCGTTGACGTACTTAGCGCGGGCATGTCCCGACTCGTTAACTAGAACATGGGAGACGCGACCATTTACAGAGAGGCTCTTTGCCTTTCGGCAAGCGGCCACATAGCCCTGAACGGTATTGCTGTAGTCCATCCTCCCTTCTACTCCTACATAGTGAATGCCTAGAACGAACTCGCCGTTCTGGTCTTCCACGTGTCGAGTCGTGTTAGCCCACTCAGTGTTATCGGACTGCACTAATCCTCCGCCTTCTCGTTGATCGTGGACGTTTCCAGCTCCCTTGTAGCCGCGAAGAACTCCTTGCCTTCGGACGAAGTGAAACCGTCTAGGAACTTTCCCAGTTCCATGCCCATTGACTTCGCGGCGGCGGAATCGGTGTTTCGCATCTCTGTCATGGCCTTGTACATTTCCACGGCCTTAGCCACGCGCTTGCCTGACTCAGACGTTTGTTCCGACATCGCTCACCTGTCCTTTGCCTCTTCGTATCGTCCGGTCTCGCGATTAAGTACGTACCCTTCGAGAACACGCCTAAAGTTCTCGTCCGCGTCGGGCTCAATGGCGGCGTATCCTGCGTACTCTCCGTTGCGGAAGATTTCCCACTTCTTGACCCTAGCTCGCCCCTTTCCAAACTCGGCGTACTTCAGCTCGACAGTGTTGCCCTTGTCGTCCGTCTCCGTGCGGATGACTTTCCAGCCGCTCATTCCGAGATCTCCACTCCCTCATTGTTCGCGTGTCAGATCGTCACGCTACTCCGATGATGTGTTCGGGCAGGATGTCACCTGCTTGTACGACGTAGAATACTTCCTCGCGCTCGACGTAAGAAGCCTCTTCCTTGACGAGCCTCACAGGCATGCGGACGTGGACCGCAATCGGCCCGTACTCCCGTCCGTAGAATCCGTGTCGCACGTTAGAGAACCACACTTGGCCCTTGTACTCCTGTGCAGCACGGAACTTCCGTTCGGCAACGATCTTATCGGCACTGCTCTCCGTGGTGTGGTGATACAGATCAATCATATCCACAGGAAACCTCCATTTGCCCTGTACCGGACGAACAAGGGGACCCTAGCACTCAGCTAGGATCCCCGCCTAGCAAACGCTTAGAGACGCTCTCAGCCCCCTAGAGAGAAGATCAGATGGTGAGTGACGTACGCTCCCACTCGACTACCGCCGTAGCGGTATTCCAGCCAGAACGCGACTCGGAGCAACTTCCTTCGCATGTCATATCCTCTCAGGCTGCCAGCACGACGCCACGACCCTTGTGATTGGTCTTGGCCTTCTGTCCACTACCAGTGACGCACGGATTGTCTCCATAGGCGTCACACTTCTTGCACTCGTTGACCTTCCTCTCTTCCTCCTGAGTGAGGATCCAGAGCGCCATTTCCACCCGACGTCGGCCGTCCATCCCGCTCGGACGCTGGGACCTCAGTGCCTTCTTCACAAACCTACGTCGCTGTGGGGCCGTCATCGAGCGCCGGTTACGCGTGTAAGTGCCGATACGAGTGACGTTGTCCATCATGAAGCCTACTTTCTGCGGATGATGCGACGGAAAAGACTTGGCTTTCGGTGGCGCGGTACGTACTTCCGTCTCCGATGACTGGTCATGGATAATCAAAGGACACGAGGTCAAAAGAATCCACACCCTTGTACTTCAGCATGCGACCCCCTAAACGAGCCTGAGACACCCTGTCACAGACTTGCGTCTGCCCTCCCACAGTGAGACATGGGAGGGCACCCGTAAACCTATGAGGGGTCCTCAGTAAGAGTGAACGCGCTTAAACCCTTCCGCTAGATCTTCAAACGGCTTAGCTCCGTAGACGTGGCGGTCGTACTCCTCGTACGAGATCAGTGTCTCCTTTCCGTCCTCCGTCAGAGTGTTCCGGTCGTACAGTCTTGCCTCACATGCTCCGCTGGGAAGGTGCCAGACTTCCCCCCTGTACCGTCCATCAGGAGTCAGGTAAAAGGACAGACGCAACTCGGCACAGTGATACTGACGTCCTAGAACGGGATTGGTGTCCTCGTTCTCTATCCATGTGACGGCCTTACCGGCGTACGTGAAATCGGCGATACCATAAGCCATGACAACTCCCCTGATCGATTTCATAAGCACGAATGCTCGATTGCGCAAGCAAAAGAGCACACATCCAACGGATATGTGCTCGATGCTCATCCACAAGCGGCTAGGGACGCCGTTCTACTTCAGCACCAAAACAGTCAGGGACTCCCCGATGTAGGCAACCGCTGGATTGGAGTGCAAGGCACTGACTCCGTCATGGCAGTTGAACCGAACAACCAAGCCATCCTCTATCACGTCGATAGAGCCGACCTTGTACGCGTTGCCGTGATCCTTCTTGAAGACGATCAAGGCACCAATTCCAATCTCATCTAGAGGCCGGTCAACTTCTCGCGCCCCTTCCGGTCGCGCGTCAGCCCACACGGCGGGCGGTGCAAGGTAGTGACTACGGTTGATCTCAGGCATTGCGGATCCCCTCTTCTCTTGCAGGCATGACTGGGCTTGTACGTCTAGTCGAAAGTGATGGTCACGAACGGCCCGCTATCTTGCCAGTCCGGATCACGGTAGATCACGACGGATGACCCGCCATCGAATTCACATCGGGAAGCGGGAGGGATGTCCATCCATGACCCGTCCTCCGGACCCTTGTAGTTGGGGTGATCCTCGGGAAGGGACAGGGACCAACGCTGCGCCTGGGCCTTGACAACCGTCCTGCGGCCCGACAGTGCCGGATAGACGTGGTTAACAACAGTGACAGTCGTTCCGGCAGTCATCGCGCGCTTGACGTCAGCAAGGTTGCGGATTCTCACTGTGTGACCCTCTCTCTTTCGGTTGCCTCTGTACGTCCCCCATTTGGCCTGTGAGACCACGGCACATGCGAGGCATGTCCGGTGAGGGAGGGCGCTTACGGTGCGCCCTGAGACCGTCTCACTCGTCCGCAGGTGAATTCTTCAGGACGTCCTTAACCCGACTCAGGGTCGCGGGATCAATGGTGATCCAATGGGTTTCGCCCCTCTCACTCGTGATCTTGAGACGGTACGTCTCATCTGGCGATTCCGATTCGATCTTACCGAACTGGACGTCGATGTAGCTGAATTCCATGACTGCCTCTCTGAGACCGATTGCGTCCAACACCAGCGGCGCCATGCCGCAGCATGGCGCCGCCAGAACGGAGACACTCAGCGAACGCGCTTACGGGGGATGGACTGAACCCACACCGTGTCCATATGCCCGTCAGCCTCCACACAGGCGACGATGACCGCCAGGACGTAGTCCGGCACCTGTGCCATGACTTGGAGGGCACGTGCCTTGTACTCATTCAGGTCGTAGCCTGAGATCACCAGAGAATCGGAGTACTCCGTACCGTCCGGGCCGATGAACTTCAATGCGAGGCATTCCACCGCCCGCCCGGTGTCCGTCTTCGTGTACTGAGTGGATACCGTGTCCCATGCCATTGCTCTACCTGCTTTCGTTTGACTGTTCCCAACACTCTCCCATACATCCGATTGGGTGCATGGGATGGCACAGAAACACTCAGTGCGACCAAGTCCAAGTCTTGGTTACTTCCTTGTAGATCGCTTCCTCTTGCTCTGGGGTGGCACCGTGAATGTGCACGGTCACCTCACAGCGTTCACCGGTTGTTGGGGATGGGGATTCGGCAGAAGCGATGTACCAGGCCCCGACGTTCCAGGGGGAGTCTGAGACGGCCGTAACGTATTCGTCGTTGATCAGACTGGCTACGGCTTCCACCAAAGAGGCGGGAACCCATTCGTCTGGATTGCCATTGGCGTCATAGCGCCAATCTCCTTGGTCATCACGAACGCTTTCGATGTGCTTCGCATCGTGGGTCTCTTCCTCCTCACGAGTAGTCGTCGGCTCGTCAGCGCCGTCTTCCCACTTGTACCACCTGCGGAAGATCTGAATTTCCATTGACATTTCCTTCCTTTGGGGGTGGAACTGCCGCTGATTAGGTCATCGTCGTGAACGGCTTAGTCCACTCGGTTACACCGTCCCAGCTGTACTCGTAATTCGTGATGCGGTATTGACCGTTCCGAGTATGAACGGCCTTTCGATGTACCACATTGCTCGCGCTTGCCCACTCCCGGGACCCCTTACGCGCGCCGGGCCGGTTGGCAGTGATCAGCAGAAGGGCACGGAACCCCTTAACCTCAGGGTCCCACTTCTTTGCGATGACCTTTGCGGGGATAAGTCCCGTGAACGAGTCAATGAAAACAAGCTCGCCGTTGGAAATAGAGTAGTCCCATTGCCCCATTGTCCTGCCACCTTTCAGAGAGGGAACGACTAGAGGAATGTCCGCGAGGTTGAATGCAAGTCTGTCCAGCATGTCAGGAACGCTATGGGCACGTTCGTACTGTTGATTGACTTCCCCCACGGGCATTCCACGTCCCCTAGCGGCCTTCTGACGGCCTGCTTACCCTCTCGGGTACCCGACTAGGGGTCAAGCGTTTAGAGCCCGCCTGAGAGGCTTTCAGACACCGTAAGGTTGCGTCCAGTTTAGGACTTCCGCTCCCCAACGTTCCTCAACCGCCCGCCTCACTTCGTTGAAAGTGGGAGGTTCCATGAACGTGATCACATCAGTGTCTGAGTGAGTGATCCACTCAGGACCATGACGGCGCACCAAATTGACCGTGAGCGTCCCTCTCCGCCATTGGGCGCGTTCGTCCATCCCAGCTAGCTCAAAGCGGATCGTCCCTCGCCTGTCCCTGCCCATGCTTGACTCCTCTTTTCTGAGTGTCATTTCGATGCGCCCCTCATCTGCCTTTGAGGCCACGACCCTAGCGCAACGCTATGTCGGATGAGGGCAGACGCTTGTAAGTTCGTCTGAGAGGCATACAGCGCGTTCTAGTAAACCCCTCCAGCCTAGTTGTTGACTTCGATTGCGTAGGACTTGAGACGCCACTCATAAGCGGCAAACTCTGGGATGTACTGCAACCCTCCAGAGTCCTTATCAGCCAATACGGACAGTCCATCGGCGTAGACGCCGCTGACGTGCTCATGAGTCCTGGGAGTCCCCGTTTCCACCCTCCCAGAGTGCACGACGTGACCGGCAATCAGCAGCTCACAAATCCATGAGCCGTCATACTCCTTACCGACGTCCCCGCCTCCCAGCTTGTGGACGTGGATAGCCATCTCAGAGTTATCGTCGTCCGAGACGAACGGGACGTCATACGAAGCGTCCTTTTCCGTCCAGCAGACATCCATGAGCGATTCGACCTCCCAAGCGTTAACATCAAATGGCGGGAGGCCAATCATCATCGGGTGATGCTCTGCGAGGTACTGGATTGCGTCAGCAATCCCAGAGCCGTTGTCGTGAGCCATGTCAAGGATCTTCTCTGCGACCTCTTCCGAGTAGCCCGCGCTCTGTAGCGTCATGACGAGCGCAGCCGCGATGTGACCATAGACGCCATATCCGACGGTCGCACTGCCCTGGTTGGCCAACTTCTGATCACTTGCCGCGTTCGCCATGTGCAGCGTCGCCAACAGAGACTCCGCAATGGCCATCGTGTCCTTGTGCATGTGTCCTCCTGATTGCGTGGCCGGGATTTCCTGCACTTCGGTAGCGCCGAACCCGCCAAAGTTAATCCAAAGCTCTTCCCCCTCTTCGGTCGTGACGTGCATCTTGCCGCACTTGAATCCGTACTCGTTGTGCGTCTTGTCTTCGTGGATCTCGGTAACGCGCAGCTTGCTACCGCCGTAGATCGTGATTTCGTACATGTTCGTCTCCCTTTGGGTCTTGATCGGACAGCAAACCCTATCTGTCGCTTCCCCCGACAGGCATTCCCCGTGTGGTGGCTGATGTGTGTCGTGTACGCAGCATACCGGCTACGCGAATCACGCAATGCGCCTAAGAGGAGGAATGCCTGACTAGGCAAACTCACAGAATGAGTTTGAACTAAGTAGATTGCGTGTTGATTGAGCACACGGACGTAATTTGCAATCCTCGCGAGGATTCAAACCCTGCACATTCACACGCGGCGAACGTTACGGCGTTGATTCCGTGTGCGCGATTCCTCTCCGGCCGAATCGCTAGCCTTATATGGGTTACTTCAAAAAACAGATGCGATCACAGGCGCCACTCCTTGGGAGAGTGACAAGAACAAGCCGCTTTCATCCCTACGTGAGTATGCCACTGCGACGGGCGATACACGCTGTACCCGAGATACCCGCCCCGTCCTCAGCACCCGTCTAGGGTGCGTCTGGATCGCTTGGACCTCATGGCCTTGACGTGCTCGTGATCCCGCCGCTGTCTGCCTTTCACCACTTGGAGCCGCGACATTGCGCGCAACTCCGCATCCTGCGGCTTGTTCGAACCTGTGTGCAATTATCTGAAAAACGGTTGCCTATCACTTCGTGTGGGGCTGACAGCCTCCCCGGAGCCTTTGGGACTCCCCCACCTCAAGATCACCGTCGCCGTTCTGTCTGGCGTCCCGTGGTGGAACACCCTGAACATTACTGGCACAGTAAGGTTACGCAGGTCAGAGCGTTCTCGTTACCTCGCCGTTATCAATGTGACCAAGACCGCAGTTTGCGAACCCCCAGGTCAGAGCGATAAAAATCTTGAAAGTCATGGAAAATCTCAGCATGTGGGAACAGACTTTTCGGACACGAACACCGTTCGTTATTACCTTACTGTGCCAACCCTGCGGCAACTACTTTGGGTTACCCCCTGTCTTCCCAGGTCAACCCGTAGGTTGACCCCCAAAAGATCTTTGGTAAAAACGCTCTGTAGTCATAGGGGTGGGGTTGACAAGGTGTGGTAGCGCGCGGGCACGCGTTCTTCTCAATCCTCCCCACGCGCCCGCGCGGGTGAGGCCGTCCCCTGCCAGATTGCCTCTATATGGCCCTGAGTCGCCCCTAGAGCACTCGTCATGGGCCAAGCCCATCAGGGTAAGGCTAGGCAGCTAGTAGGCCGTATGCGGCCGTCTCAGGGTCTTCCTAGTAAGGCCCCCCGTATATACCCCCTTCCCTGTCGGAGAGGCAGGGAATAAGGCCCATAGCACATAAGGCCCGCGTAGAGCAAGGCGACACGCCTATGCATTGGACATTCATAGGTAACGATCTGATCTATGACGTAGACCAATCGATGTTTGCCCAGGTAGTGAGCAGACCATTGCAAACGGATCGACTTGCTAGGCGGGGGCCGGTTAAGGGGTTACCACCTGGTAGAGGCCAAATCAGGGCCCTCTAGGGCCATGTCCGCATTGTCCTGATCGATGCGACCATACGACGGGTTGCATACGTATACAGGCCCCATGTCACGCGGACAGGCGAGTTCTCCGAGTTTCTCGCGTACCGAGAGATCCCGTAATAATTGACATTGCTCCCCAGTCGGACTCCCGACTATTACCGGTAATACACGTAATAACGAGAAAGAACATTGCGGCGGCGGAGCCGCAATGTTGAACATTGCAACCCGCTCGGGGCAAACATTGCAGAGGGCAAATACATTGCCCGGACCAAGGTCGGCAGCCGGGGGCGCCCCCGGCTGCAATGTTTATCACGCAATGAATGCAATGCACCTGGGGTAATGCAATGTTTGTCATGTAAACAGCCCCGCCCGGGGCAGGGGACTTTAAGGAGGTACGGGTCTGGCATTTCACAATTGCACAAGCAATGTTGCAATGTTTGGCCGGCACGGGGACGCAAACATTGCCAGGGAAAACAAAACCCCCACCCGTCGTTCGGGTGGGGGTAGAACGCTCCGAAAGTTTCTCGACGAGCGCATCCGGCCAAACATACGCGAGAGGCCCCCGCCTGGCGCGGGGGCCTCTCTTTGATCTCCAACTCCTCACACGACCTGTCGAGCGCCGACGAGGTGGCGGAGGTACCTTGTACGTTCAGTCTGGTATCCCTTTGCGAGGGACCCGAGGACGCGCTTGGCGCGATCCTTGTAGACGTTGTCGAGTGGTCCCGCTTGCGCTCGGACGTGGATTGACGCGATAGCGAAATCCAATCCGCCTTCCTTGTCGCCCGATCGGACCATCGCCATGGCCCTATGGAGCCGGTCAAGAGTCGTGACGTGGATTGCCGACTCTGGATTCATCTCCAGCGCCGTGTCATACCACTTCAGCGCATCGTCCGGCCTGATGTATGTAGTTGCGACGGCCACGGCCTGGGGAAACTGCTGCTCCCGGAAGGTGAACGCAGTCATCTCGTTCACCGGATTGACCTTCCTGAGCTTATCTTCCGCCATCTGCCTCGCGGCACGGTACCCGACCAGGTCACCATTCATGGCGTAGGCTCGCATTGCGTGGGAAGCCAACCAGGCGGCCTCCATTGCAGGGACCCTTGACCAGCATTCCCGGATTCCCGCCGTTGACAGGATTTGAGCTTTTCCAGAGGACCCGTACCAGCACTCCACCTGGATCCGCCGAATGTACCCGTGCGCTTTGGCCGTGCTGTCGTTGATCCGATCCGCCGACGTGATCGCGTGGTCAGCCCAGGCCGTTGCAGCCCCGGCGTCTCCGGCCTTGTACGCGATTGCTGACATTAGGGCATGAGCGCGGGGGACAAGTGCCCTGTCTTGTGGCTTTCCGTGGGCCTGCTGAGCCCTGTCCAGAAGTGCTCGGGTGTCCCGAAGCTGCTCACCGGGTGGTGTAGTGCCGTGGAAGGCTACGGCCTGGCGGTGTAGCCCCTCCTCCAGGTCTGTGGGTAGGAGCACGGTGTGGGCCTCCTTTGGGAGATACGCGGTGACGGGGGCGATGGCGCCCAGCTTGAGCAGTGTGCGTCTGTCCATGATGTACCTATACCCCCAGGTCTGTCGGTACATCCACACGGGTGGGTAACTGAGAGTCTCATATCGTCTCGTCACTGTCTAGTCACGCCACGTGATCAAGAGTTAGGGTGTTGAGCGTGGAAGAGTCACAACCTGTGATCAAGTGCAGACACTCCAACTGCCAACGCGAGCTGGCCGCCATGGAGTACGCAAGCCAGCGCTTCTACGTTCATAAAGACACTGGGGACGTCGCCTGCTTCGGTCCGTGGACCATTCGTGGCCAGAACTGCTCCCCTAGCGTCCCAAACGAGTTCCCAAGAAGCTCGGGGTCTTACTGACCCATTACGTGTACTACATGCAATGCCGGGAACACAGAAAGCCCCCCGCCAGACGGCGGGGGGCCAATGCTTACCAGTCTAGGGCGTCGTCGATAAAATCGTCCACTTCAAAGGCGTCATCGAATTCATCGTCCATGGCATCGGACTCGTCGTCAATTTGGTCTCGTTCCTCTTCTTCGGGCCAAAACGTCATACCGTCACCCGCCCTATCTCTACAGAATTCCAAAGAATTTGAGAATCAGCAGAGCCACCGCGCCCCAGAACAGTAGACAAACGACAGCGGCCGTGGACCATACAAACAGCAGAAACTTATCGATCTTCACTGATTCGTCCATTCTATGTCTGGAGTAACCACGCGCTGCCCTGCCATCGCTATACCCAGCACAGAGCTGAGCCGCGTAAACCCGGGGGCAAGGTTCCTCCAAACAGCCAGGCGGAGCACCGAATCCCGCCCCGGCGATCCAGTTGCCGGCTCGATGTACGACAACGGCCCCCACGCCCCTCTGAGAGCAATCACCACGGGCTGACACAGCCTGGGCTATACCCAAGTAGTATTCATCCCATGAGGGGCGCTCAGGGAGGCTCTCAGAGCCTTCCAGAAACTCTGGAAACTGGCCGTCATAGGTCGTCACGCTTCATCTCCTCCAGGATCTCTTCAGTGCTGCGACCACGCGTGCGGGCCTGCCTGAAATTCCGATAAACCGCGATGAGGAGACAACCGGCGATGAACTCAAGCGCAAAGGTAATGATGGTCAGGACGGACACTAAGCCGCTCCCTTCTCCGAAGTTAGATTCTCAATGCTTTCGCCGTTCGGCCCCCAAAAGCCGACCTTCCGGCCGTCCAGATGACGAACGAAGCCTAGCTGCCGCCGGTGTTATTTTGTCTGAATTCGTAGAACAATCTAGAACCTCTCCCGCTCTCCCAGATCGATGACAGTCAGCCCCTTCTCCTTCGCGTAGGCCATGCAATCCCGAGTGCCCTTGCTGTCCTCCAACGGGAATGCGAGCACATAGTCAATGTTCGGGTTCTCGTTGATCATCTCCCGGTTTCTCATCGGCCCGGCTGCGCTGCCGTACAGATTCCATTGCGCCGGGTAGCGCTTCACTTTGTCAGCGTGGGATTCTCCCCACAGATCAGCAATATGGTCCGCACCTGTCGGGCAATGCCCGTGAACAATGACGAAATCCCCAGGACTGTTGAGCTGCGAATACAGAAAAAGGCATAGCGCGTCAACGACGAGTCCGGAGTCGAGCCACTTGCGCGAGCCGGTCACCAGAAGCTTCATAGCGGCCTCTCAATGATGAAAGTGTCCGTGACATCGATCCATTGCAGCAGTCCACCCACGACAACGAGCTTCAAGATTCGCTCGTCCTGATTCCACCTTCGGAACGGAATCTGATTCAGACTTAGCCTCATGTTCTTGCGAGAGAGGTAAATGTTCTGCTTGACGATGTCGTCTTCAAAGGCGGTCCGTACGTATATTTCAGTGGTTGGCATCGTAGCTCCAGTAATCGTCAGGCCCACAGTCCATCAAATCTTCTTCTGATTCCTTCATCCATTGCCGCTTCTCGGCTTGCCGGGTTTCCCTACGGCGCTGGCGCTTCTCCCCATCCGCCATCTCATCCAGGTAGTAGTGACCAAACGCGGATGCTTTGCCAAGCCCTTTGTAATGGTCAGAATTCTGCACGAATCATCCACCACAATCCGTAGTCCTCATGGCACATTGCTTCCCAAGGAAGCTCATCAGAAGCACCGCATATGGTGCACATCCCAAATTCCAGCGGGCAGAGCCAAACGCCTCCAATGTCGGCATAGAACTTTTGGTGCATGTCGCAAGGTGCCTTCACAGGGTCATCCACCCAAACACGAAATGAACCGACAGCCAGGCCATGAAGGCAGCCAGCGCAGCTCGCTTCCAGGCCCAACCACGCTTCACGCCGAACCATGTCCAGACATGCTCAGAAAGTGTGTCGCCTGGCTGCCCTCGCTTCAGTGCCCGCCCTTCAATCACAATGAAGGCTGCGATCCAGAGAACCCACGCAGCCGTGAAGGGGTCAATGTCCGGCATTCTCCATCTCCATTAGATCGATCTCATCCACCAGAGCAGTGCCGTAGTCGGAGTGCAACGGGGCAACCGCTTGATGTCCGCCTTCTCGAACATAATCCTCGTCCACCTCGTAAACGTAGATTCGGAAGCCGATAGAGCCGAGCAATTCAAGCCAGTCTCCGTCGAACCACGAGCGCAGCTCGTCCATTGACGGGAATCCACAGTATTCGTCCCCGTCGATGTGACCGAGTCCGTCTAGTTGCGGAGTCGGGTGGTTCGAGTCGCAATGCTCGTAGCTCATCTCCGTCAAGACGTCTCCATCCTTGTCCTTCCGGGAACGCCACTGGTACGGCCCAACTGGAATACCCTGCCAGTCGCCAGCCAGCGGCCTGGCAACTCGATAGAACCGCATCAGCCATCCTCCTTAAGCGGCTTTTTCATAAAGAGATCCCCAGGCTCGCCCGCCAACTTCGGGATCGGTCGGCACGTCCAAGCCATTGATGGTGTGCAGCATGATTGCGCCCGCCGTCCGGGCTCCGTAATGCGCCTGATCCTCTGGGAAACTGAAGAGAATCTCATCGTGGATCGGCAGTTTTACATAAGGCGTGAAGCCCGCCTTATCGAGCCGAAGCAACGCAGAGGCGGTGATGTCCCGGCTAGTCGACTGAATGACGTAATTCATCGCGGAATACGCTCGGTCCCTGTCGACATAGAGTCGTCGGCCGAACATTGTTTCCACGTATCCCTGCCGTCTGGCCTTCTTGGTGACCTCGTCTGCCAACTTGGCCACACCTGGGTACTGCTCAGCGAAAGCCTTGAGAACGCGCTTGGCCGTGACCTCGTCAATGTGCGCCTGCGTCATTAGAGCTTTCCAAGTACCCCCGTACACGGTCAGAAAATTCGTCATCTTCCCGATGGACCTGGATACGCCTGCTGCGTCTGCCGTCATTTGGTGCAGGTCGAGATCCTCGTTAAACGCGCGAAGCATTGCCGCGTCCTTTGACAGTGCCGCAGTCACCCGAAGTTCTTGCGCCATGTAGTCAATTGAGCAAATCACGTGTCCAGGATCCGCAATGAAGCAGTTGCGGATCAGTGAATCATTGGATGGCAACGTCTGTGCCGGGATGCCGCTGATTGACATCCTCGCTGTGCGGGCCTGCATTGTGTGGATAGCCGCATGCGCCCGGCAATCAGCGTCCATTCTGGAAAGAAAGCCTTCAGGCCAGGTTTTCCGCCACTTTTTAGCCTTCTTGGCCTGCCGGACCCATTCGGCGAACTCGATGCCTTCGTCAGCAGCAGCGTTCAGAAGGGCGTCATCCACCTTGAGGCGGCCGGACGGAGTGAACTCGAAAGCATCCCAGCCAGAATCAAGAAGGACACGAGCCACTTCGTCAGTCGAGTTCGTAGAGAATTCATAGTCGTCCGTGAACTCTTCGATGAGGATCTGATACCAGGTCTCTTCTCGACGAAGTCTCTCTGTCAGTGCATTGGTGTACTCAACGTCGACGAGGAAACCCTTGCGCTCCACAAGCGAGCACACCCGAGCAATGTCATGCTCATAGGGGATCAAGTGTCTGGCCGAGAAAGGGATCATCCCCGGAATCTGCTCGTAAAGCAGCGAGGTGAGAATGACATCCATCCCTGCGTAAAGGTTGTACCCCTCATGCGAAATTGGGACGGTTCTGAAGAATTCTTCTTTGGGGATCCGAAGCTCCTTCGCCATTCGGCCGATGCTGGCCTTGACCTCCTCGGCGACTTGTCGGCTAACGAGCGCCGCCGTCAGCTCCTCCAGCTTGTGTCCAGGCCCACCATCTTTGAATGCCCTGGAGTCCCACAGCCGCGAAAGGATCGCGGTGTCAATCGTCTTGGCGAACAGCTCGGCAATGTCATGCCCGAGGTGCTTTGCAGCCACCTGAATGTCGAACGAAGCGTTGTGACAAATCAGTTTCGGGACAAACCGGAGAGCTGAAGTAACGTGCCAGACAAACTCGTCCCCCAATTCCACCGGAACAACGTACGCTTCATCCGAGGTCCCGAATTGCGCCAATCTCACCTTGAAGCCTGGCGAGTAAATGTCAAGACCCGTGGTTTCGGTGTCGAACGCCAGGATCTGATGGCGTTTTACCCATTCGACAAACTTGGGTAGATCCTCGGCACGCTCAATGACATGAATTATCACGGGCCTGGAGCGGACCTTGTAACAGATGTCCCGCATTCTCACCTCCCTTAGAGGGAGGGGCGAGACCCGAAGGCCCCGCCCCATTCACGTAATACGTGTATTTACCGAACCAGGAACGAACCATCCTTCTGGCGCCAGGCCGGAGAGCATTGACTACTCCGGTCGTCCACCGGGCACATGAGCGCGGCCCATTCACCCTTCGCGCCCTTGCCGCTCCTATAGACACGCTGCCCGTGGGCACAGCTCATCGGCTGCACACCAGGAGGGAGGCTGTTCTGTCCCTCCGGACGGCTCGGAGAGCTGTTCTGGAAGCCGTTCCCGCCGGATCGGCTCTTGGCCTGTCCCTTGAACTGATCTCGCGTGTACTGGGCTGCTGTGGAGTTCAAATCGATAACTCCGTACCGCTTGAGAGCCTGAATCATCGCCACTGCGTTCTCTGCGGCTTCATCCGCCGTCCGGCCGGAAACACTCGGGTTGATCCACTCGGCCTCGTAACTGGCTCCCGCCTTCAGAGTCAGCTTAATGAAGAATCGATTCGGCTCCTCTGAGGAAGGCGGGGCCTTGGAGTCACCCGGCTCATCAACTGGGACAGGGTCGGCAGGAGCTTCAGGCTCGGTAGCGAACGGATCAATAAAGTCAGACATTAACCCTCCTCAACCCTCTTCAATCATGTACGTAATCTGAACCATGAATTTCTGGCCCTCATTGGTGGTCAGTATCAAAAAGTTGTCACTCGCTTTGTCGGCCTTGTCGATGATCCTTGTCATGAACTCATCCTGAGCGACGTCGATAGCAAGCTTCAGGTCGTTGGCCACATCACCGGACCGGGCACGCATTGACACAATCCTCATCAATTGAATCGCTCACTTCTGTGAGCTTGTAGAGCAGGTAATCGGCCTCGCTGATTCGCTCGTACGGCGCCTGTTCCCGAGTGCCATCCGGCATGATCGTGGTCCCCTTGAGATCAGGGAGGTACTTCAGCAATAGATCCTCCATCTCTTCCACCTTGTAAGTGTCGGCAGGGATATTAGCCGTGAAGCTCACGGCATTGTCGGCCCAACATTCTTGAAAGAGGCGCTGAATATCCAGCATCTGGCCGATACTAAGCTCATCTGCGGATTCCAGAACCGTGGGATCGATGCCCCGGCTCTCCAGGTCTTCCACTAGGCGATCCTTGGTGGGAATGGTCACAACCTTTGTGTTCTCCGCGTAAACACAGTCCTCAATCTCGTACCCCTTCCTTCTGTACTCCTCAAGCTGTGCCATCTGAGCCGGATCAACCGTCGAGAACCGAATACGGCGAAGGAAGTACCTGGAATAAATGGGATGAACACCTTCTGAGGTCCCAGGCATTTTTGCGACCGTCCCAGTAGGCGCGACTGTGGTTACCTTCACAGGCTCCGGGATACGTAGCTCAAAGGCATACTCCCTGGCCTCGTGCCTGGCAACGGATTGTAGGCAGATAAGAATGCCTTGAACCATCCGATTGCCGGGGGCCTCCGAGTACCGAATACCCATCTTCGCGAATGCTGCCTGTGCGCCAAACAGCCCGACTCCGATCCGCCGATTCCTGTCCATAATCTCTCGGGACCTGGCGTCGGAGATATTGCCAAACGTTGCCCGGACCAAGAACCGCGTCATAAGCCGCACGGCCTCTGACGCGCCTTCCAAATCAAACGACCCGTCAATTCGTACAAAACTCTCCAGATTGACATGGCCGAGGTTGCATGCCTCCCATTCCTCCAAAAAGATCTCGCCGCAGGGGTTACTGCACTCGACATACCCTGTCTCGCCCGTGTTGGCCTTGCTCAGATTGACGAATCCAGGTTCACCGTTGGCAAGCATCCCTTCAACGGCGCTCCGGAACATTTCCCGGATTCTTTGGGCATCCATCTTGTGGTGAAGATCGAAAAAGCGGTCATCCAAACCAATGCTTATGTTCGTGGTCCAATGCTCGGTGCCATCCTGCTTGCATCGGATGAAGCAATCGATATAGGGATCGTCCCAAGGAAGGACACTCATCCTCGCAGAACGGCGGACACCACCAGCGACCACGCACATAGCAATCTCATGGTCGATCTCCATCGCGGAAATAGGGTCCATAGGCAGCCGCACGGGCTCTATTGCGCCGTACCCCTCAGCCGGACCGTGCAACTCTTGGATTACCTTCGCAACCCCGTGAAGCATCCTCGCCAAGGGTGCCGGGCCGGAAGCATGTCCACCAAAGGTCTTCAGACGGCTCCCAGCGGCCCGCACGCGGCTTACGTCGTACACACGTACCGATGACCCACTCCCGGACCATGCCGCCTCCAGGAGGTCCCTCAGGGCCTCCGCCCAGCCCTCCCTACTGTCCTCCACTTCCATATAAGCACCCTGGTAGTCAGAGCTATAAACCGTAGACAGCAATCCACTTTCGATCAGATCCAAATAATCGGGGTGGTCGTGATCACAAACAATATGGACTTCCACTGCCCGCTCAGGCGGCCCATACTTCATCGTGTTCCCAGAGCTGTAGTTGGCTCCGACACCGCCTCCTTCCATCAATCTCATAAATGTGAAGGTGAAGTGATCCGCGATGGACTCTCCCCAGCCTGCAACCCAGCAGTTGAACAAAAACTGCCTGCCCTGAACTCCCGAGGCCCACAGGTGCCTACCCGCAGGAATGATGGAGAAGTCAAGCATTCGGTCATATACCGCCGCTCGCTCGTCCTCGCCCACGAGTACAGGCGAGAGATTGGCGTTTCCTTCCGTTACTCGTGAAACCGTTTCCGGCCACCTTTCCTTAGTGCCGTCAGGCTTCGTTCTGCTATACGTCCTCAGATAAACGTCTTCGCCGTTGGGCCCAAAGTCAGTCAATCAAGACTCCCAGTAGCTCGAATTGATCGCCTGCGATTGCGCGTTACCCATGACCCGGCGAGCGCCAGGCCCGTCGTACTCCCAGGGCGTACCTCGTTTCGCGACCCCGTATGCGTTGATGTGGTGAGCAATTGCCTTGACGGCTCTATTGGCAAGCTTGCGCTCGTACTCGCTCAACTTCACCGGAGTGCCGTACTTCTTGCTGAGTACGTGCTTTTGCCTGGGGCTAAGTTCCTCCAAAGCGTTCTCAAGGTCGATCTTCTCGTCTGGCCGAATATCTCCGCTGTGATAAGCGCCCAGGAGGCCGCGAACCTCGTTTGAGGAATACGTATATTGATCGGAGTAGAACAGGTAACGTGACCTTTCCTTTTCGCAATACTGATATCCAACAATGCGCAGGCGTTCCCGAAGAAGCGATCCGGACAAGCCTGCAAACCAACCATCCTTTGAAATAACAGCTAGCGCAATCTCTTGTTCAATGTCCTCTAGCTCAAACTTGCGCCCAAAGTTGGTGTAAACGGAAAAGGCAACCTGCTTGATGTCACCTTCAATCCCGGCGAAGTCAACACTCATTCATGCCCGCTTTCCGAACACATACCCGTCGACAACGAAAGTGCCGTCATCGTGCACAGGCACGGGAACGGGTGTGACATTGTCGCCGTCCGTGTAGAAGACGCCGAATCCCTTCTGCCAGTTGGCCCCTCCGTTCCGCAGGTAACTCGCGGATGCCATGTCCATAAGGTTGCCAACTTCGAATCCCCAGCGGGTTTCCACCTTGCCATTGTATCCGCAGGAGTCCCCGACCAGGCCGAGCCTGTGAGTGTGCCCGCATACCACACTCTTGCCGATCTTCTTTGCGGCCCGCAGGGCCGTTCCTCCGGCAACCTGACTCATAGAGAATCCGAGATGCCCATGGGTCGCAGTCCAGCCAGGCGCGAAGTCCACGAACCCCCTGGCCATCTCAACTCCGTGAGAATCAAAGTCCAGCAGAGTGCTGAGATCGAATGGATACTCCGCGAGGGCGGGTGCATAACTTTCTAGATATACTTCCGGTCGCTCGTCGTGATTCCCAGGAATTACCTTGAACCATCCATCGAAAATACGTCGAATTCTTCCAAGAAACTGCTTCCCCATTTCCGAATCCTTCATGACCGAGCCAACGAACTCGGCCCGGGTGTCCTTGCTCCAACGGGAAGGCGTGGGATAGTCCATCAGATCACCGATATGGATCACTCCGTCAGGCTGCCACTGCCCAATGAAGTCGATCAGGTTCTTTACGGCGGTGTGGTCATGATAAGGAAGCTGGGTATCACTAATAACCACGATCCTTTTCAACTGGCCTCCTCCCCAGACTCTTCACCCGACTCGGCAATCTGTGCCGCCTCGCCGATGTAAACACCGCCTACGATTAGGGCCAGTTGATAAAAGCCGGGCTGCTCGACATCTCGATAAACCAGAAGGCCCCGGTCTGTGCCATACAGAAGAAACTGATCGCTATCTTCCAGGTTGGCCAAGGTTTCGATCAGGTCGGCGTAAATCTCTGCAACTTCTTCGCCCGTAGGATAGGTAATTCCTCGTCCGTCAACCTCGACCGGCCGATCAGACATTGCGTAAATAGCCGCTATCTGATCCGTGGTCACCTCCATGTAAACACTACTCAACTGACCTCCTTGAGGGTCTCGTTAACTCTTTCGATCTCAATCCTTAGATATTCACGAGCCTTCTCCAAATCCTTAACGGCATCGCCCTTGAGGCCAGCTCGCCAGATGTACTTAACGGCATTGCCGAGACAAAAGTTCATCCACTTAGTGATCGCAATACACTCAACGCCGCTTGGATGCCGGATGTAGTGCGCCGGGCGGCTAACTGGATCGTCCGCCCCCCGGAGAAGCTCCACTTCCCATGGCTGGGCCTCATCCGGAGTGTCCTGAGAGATGAGAAACAGGGGGCCATACTGGTCATTGACGTAGTCCGCGCCATGGCGGCCGCGTATGAGGTTGACAGCGAGATCATCTTGCAGGATGTACCAGATATAGTCATCCTTGTCTCTGTACAATTCGCCAGGTTCGACATTCATGCGATGACCAATTTCTTTCGCAATGCATCAGGACCTTGGTGAAGGACCAGGTTTGTCACGTCACCTTTGACACCCGGCGCAGGTGCCGTCATCGGCACGGGGCGGAAGTTATCAAGGCTCTCGGCAATCTTGTGTGCCAAGTCCCGCCCGGCTTCATCATCGTCGTGCAGGCCGCACACCAGGTTGTAATGCGTGAACAGGCGATACCAGCGCCTTTGCCATGACTGCGCACCAGGGATGCCGACCGCTGGCACGCCGCATTGAACGGCAATCATGGCGTCGAACTCTCCCTCGGGAGTGCACATCCAAGTCAGATCCCCCCTGTTCAGGATCTTTGCATTAAAAAGCCGTGGTGCGTCTCCGGCAATGCTCAGGTACTTGCTTCCTCCTCCATCGCCCAGCCTCCGAAAACGGAGGCTTACTACGGAATCATCTGGGGTCAGGTACGGAATGGAAATCCACCCCCGCACGTGTTCATGACCCGGCAAAGGGTCGGCGACGACTCCCAGTCTGAATTCCTGGATCGTTTCTTTGGTCAGCCCCCGGGAGTTCATCAAGTAGTCTACGGCGACCCTTTCTGAGTTGAGAGCCCTCTCGTATCTGCTCGTGGCCTTCTCCAAGAATGCCCTCAATGAATTCGAGGGCACTGGGCTTGTCACAATCATTTACCTCCATGACGACCTTTATCGCGTCACCCTTCAATCCGCATCCATGGCAGAAGAAACCGAACCCATTCGTTCCCGCTGATGCATTTTCGTCATAGTGCTCAGGGGATACACAACGAATCGAGATCCACCTATGAGGCGGATCCTTCTCCGGTACGTCCGCTCCCAGTGCCCGAAGGACCGGGCCAATGGGAATATCTGTCATCCGACAATGACCTCCGGAGTCGCAATGCTTCAAGCTCGTGCCCCTGTCGAGCGATCAGCTCCCTCATATCGGCATTGCTGGTCACCAGGTCGGCTACAACCACGTCCAAGAGGCCGAATGCTTCACGATGGAGACTGAGTTCCTTGGACATCTGATCGAGCAATTCCATCATCGCGGTGATCTCAAATTCATTCATTCAGGGTCTTCCGTCCTCCGTGTGGTACCTCCGGCCGATGATGCTCACTGCCGGAGGGCACTCAAGGTAGTCGGCCGCAGATCGCAGGGTTTCCGGGTTGTCTCGCGCTGAAGTGAGTAGTCGACCGTTGCACATACGGCAAAGCAATCCACGGACTAGTCCTGTCCGATGATCGTGGTCGACCGACAATCTTTGCCTTCTCGGCTGCTCACAGATGGCGCAAACGCCTCCCTGGGCTTTGAGTAGTTCGTCATACTCCCCACGAGCCAGGCCGTAGGTTCGAGACATCCTGAGTTCGTGAGAGGTCTTGCTCCGGCCGCGTTTCCTGCAAGAGGAGCAGGTGCGACCGCGCTTAGACACAAAGAATCGTTCAGCTCGGTTCCGCCTGCACTTGTCGCACTTGCGGTAACCCTTACGCCCTCCACTCATTCACCAAATGCCAAACTGATCAGGTCTAGAGCAAACATTCATACGGCCTCCTTCTCCCAAAAATTGCTTTCAGGTTCTTCGATATCCGAGATGTCCATGCGTTCCAGGTCAAGGTTCAGGCTCACGCAATATCGCCCGGCGGCGGACGCCTTGCCTCCACGGTTCTTGACAATGGCGCAGCCCAGTCTTTCGGGGCCAAACCCATCGTCGTCAGCTTCGCGATACAGATTGATGACCAACACTGATATTTTGCTGACCTTGCCCCTCAGGCCGGAAAGGGGCGCCGGTGTGACCCCGTCTTCCCACATCCCGACCAAGTGATGCAAAACAACCACACAAGCCTTCGTCTTTCTGGCCAGCTCATGAAGGAATGCCAGGATATTCTCCAGGGCGACGAATCCGTCGCCCCCGCTATCGTCAATTCCGTTGCCCAAGTTGTCCAAAATTACAAGCTCCGGCCATCTCCCATGAATGTCGGCGTAACACCATACATTTTCCTCAATGGTCGTCAACGAAGGGGCCGCGTCAAACTCGAACCGAATCCTCGTGAAACCGTCCACGTGCTTGTCGAACTCGGCCGTATTCTTGCGCTCGATAGCCTCGTTGACCCTGCTCACCGGCTCACCGGTCAACATTGCGGCGAGGCGGGCATATTGGGTCGCAACGTCCGAATCTGCGGAAAAGTAGATTCCCCGTGCTTCGGATCGCACCGCGATCGTGAGAGCCAAGGCAGACTTCCCGACTCCTGGTCCCGAGGCGATCAGGTGAACCTGCCCCCGGCGCAGGTGGACGCCTGCGTCCTTCCAGGTCTGAAACACGGTCTTCAGCGGTCTTCCGCTGCTGCGGTCGCGAGCCCTCGCGCGTGAGATCAGTTGCATTCGATCAGCTCCTCGCCATTACCGGTAATACACGTAATACTCGGCAAACATTGCCTGGCACAGTAAGGTCTGGCACAGTAATGTTATTCCGCCAAAAATAAGGCAGGGTGCTACCCTGCCCCGACGCAGTACCCGCAGGCACGATGGGCTACATGTTCATGCGTCTCGATCCACTATTGATTTATCTGAGAAACATCTGACCTCGGTCCTACTCCCCACATTGCAGGTTTCAGGTGCCCGTCAGCTTGCTGCGTTAAAATATGGTGGCACAGTAAGGTAATTGTCAAGCGAAAAATTTGCAGCTTCTCTGGACATCGCACGTCCGGCAGGCTTCGCCGGGGTTCGGATTGTAGTACCCGATCATGTCGGCAGCGTCCATCTTGATGACAAGATCAAGTACCTCTTCGTCAGGCATCTTCAGCAGCTCAACAGGGTTCGTCGGTGCGTTCTCCTTGCATAGGAAGAAGTCGCCGTACTCGACGTCAATGTCGTACTCCTCTCGTACGGCAATGCCGTACATCCAGAGCTGAAAATCCCAAGCCGGCCGTTTGCCGAACTTCAGATCTCGAACCAAGGGCACCCAGTTCACGTCCCGGTACAGGGCGTCAATGAATCCTCGGACGATGATCGGCTCGCCGAACAATCCTTCACCGATGTTGATTTTGAACGGCAGCTCTACCGCCGGGCGGCCGTCGATCTCCCATGGTTCGAGCCCTTCGGTAGTGACGTACTGCATGTAGTTCGCCACCTGCTCAATGCCAAGGGCTTCACGATCAGCAATGTCTCTGTCGGTGGACTTGCGGCCCCCTCGGAGCCACAATGACCGGTCCGGCTCACGCTGGTCATATTCGGCGATGTACTCGCGGAACTTTGAGACGAAAGCCTCTTGAACCTCGGAGGCTGTGTGTGTCCGGCCATTGGCCTCCCAGACGTCCAGGAGCGCGTGATGTCCGGCCGATCCGTGCCCCGCCCACGGGGCGGGGAGCTGCGGGGCGCCTTCGTGGCGCTTCAGTGCAAAGCTCCGTGGGCACCTCGCGAACTCAGTCACCTGTGATGCGCTACGCAGCGACATCCTTTATCACCTCCGTGTACCACACCTCTACATCGTCCTCCGTTGGGTGCCGTACCTTCAGGACGCTGTCTCTGACCGCCTCTGGAATGATGGCCCTGGCTTTCTCCCGACTTCGCTTCGGGCTTGTTTGGGTGAACTTGAAGATCCAGATTCTTGCACCTCCAGCCGTGAACGTGATGAGCTTTGTCTTCCCATCGCAATACCATTCCTCTTTTTTACCGCGTAGGAAGGCATTCACGAAAAGCTCATTCATTAGCTTTGATGACCTCTCTACGCTGCCCCGGTCTCAGGGGCGGTTACCCCCGGCGTCCCTCGGGTTGGGGGACGTGATTGAACTAGAATTCTTCCTCCAAGGTTTTGCGCGCTGCGGCGTACACGCGGCCGATGAACCAGTCATTCTTTTCGGCTGGGACGGTCTTCCACTCGGCGGCAGCCCCTTCGTGATCGATTATCAAGTCAAGCTCGTCTGCGAACAGTTCATCGATCCAGGCGAAGGAGCGTTGTAGCAACTCCGCTTCAGGCTCCCCACCCTGTACGAAAATGCTGATAGCGCGCAATCGCTTGGCAATCGTTGAGTCTCGAAGTTCTTCCGGCAGCGGGCTGGGAATGAATCCTGTGTGGTTGAAGTACTCCTTTGTTCTGCCCCACTCGCTAAGGCGAGCGATCAGATACTTTTCGTGGACATTGAGTTCCTTCGCTATCTCCACTCTTTTCAGTCCGTCAGCCTCTAGGCGCTCTACATCACGCGGGCCGAAGCTGGCTGGCCTAGCCATGATCTTGTCCGTTCCGTTGGGGAAGGTGTCCGTTCGATCGGGCCTCGGTTTAGTGGGTGCCCGTGAAACCGAACAAAGATCATACTGGCACAGTAAGGTTATACGGCGCAATGCTCCGCTTCTGTGATGCAGGTCACGCTGTTGTGGGTAGTTGGCCTGTCGCTCAGGGTGGAGGTGGCATGTGGATCATCCTACGGGATTCTCGAACGTTTGTTCTACTCCCCCAGGCTCAAACCCCCTGGAGTGGCCTATCGAGCGCCGATTGGGTTAGGGATGGCCCCATATGGCTGTATGGGGTGTTTCAGATCACGATCGTGCCTGATGCTGTCCAGTTTGTCCACCCCTGAAGAGTACTTTGTTCAAGCCTCTGACCTGCGGAAACTTACTGAGCGCAATCTTTGAATCGTTGTAAACCACATGCAGTCATGAGCGTCCGTATGTCTTATTTGGAGCCAAACTTTATTGCACAACTGACCGATTGGTCATGGTAAAGTTGCAGGTCAGGAAGCTTTTGCTCGCCGTTGACGGCTCCCGGAGGGGCGCATGTCCGGAACGCAGGACTCCGTTCCCGAACGATCCAGAACACTGGTACACGGGATCAGCGGCGCGTACACCGACCTTCGGTCACAGTTTTGTAACGGTGCGTCATGTCCCCTCATGTCCATCTGCGGCCCTGACGGCCCGTGAAAATCGGACATACAAGGAGCAAACCCCCTCCCCTCGTTGTGTAGTTCGATCAT